GGTACGTGCGAATGAAGCTTTATATCCACCAAGAACGGGAGCGCCTTCTATCTTTGTTTTTGCGCCACGGTTATTTAATCGGTGAGTTACACCATCAGTCCCAACAGCTATCATGTCGGTTCCGAATTTATTCATTTTGACTTGGGCATTTCCACCAAGATCAGCAAACAGTTTCAAGCCCGGAAAGCGTGATAATCCATTAGCCTCTGTGACAAAGCTATTTTCAAGCGCAACAAAAGTTGCTGTAAGAGCGTCTTGATCGACGTTCTTAAACAACTTTTTATTTAACTGGATATCTACCCAATCGCCCATTAGCTCGATACCACCGTTACGTTACAGGTCCATTCGACTGTTTTACTTGCAGCTCCGAGAACACGAACTTCGATGTCCTGCTGATTAGGAACGAAGGTAACATCAAAACCGGCTGTCGTTTCGTAATCTGCCCTCAAACTAACTGTGCCAACGGTATCAAGGCTGACATTCCCAACAACGATAAGACCGTTTGCAGTTGCGCTACCCGGAGTTCCGTTGTTATCAGTGATGATCTCGTTATCGATAAACGTCCCTTGGACATCAGTAAGCGTGAGAGCGCCGGTTGTCCCGCTATCAGAGTCAGCTTGAATACGTCCAGATGCTCCACTGGTCTGGCCTGTTAGGATCGTGCCAACCGTAAAGTTTGCAGTTTGTGTATCGTAATTAAGCGTTGCCCCTGCCAAAAATGCGCCGACAGCCTTGTGATAGATCGCTCTATCAGTATTGTTCCGTCCCTTGGCAATTACCTTGGCTTCGAGATAAACAGTTTGTCCGGGCTTCAAAGTCATGTTCCATGCTTTTGTCGCCACGGCTGCCGTTGTTAAACCTAATGAAGTACCGTCGAGAGATGTTGTTTTTCTCAAGAACTTAGATGTATCGCCTGTGATCGTGATCGCTGTATCTTCAAAACAATCCTGAACGACAAGGAAATTCTTGATAGGAACGGCCATAACAAAATCAACATCTTCAAGCTTCATGTTTCTGAGAGCGACGTTTTGCAATGTTCCGCTTGCAGTAAAGCTGCCGCCATTCATGCGACCGCCTGAGAAGTCTACGTTAATGACGTCATTGCGATAGTCCTGGGTGATATTCAGAACCAGTGAATCGTCATGGACATCTACGTTGATGGTGTTGCCAGTAAACCAGCATCCTTCAATCTTTAATGACTGAGCGCCATTAATGACCATACCGATGCCAGGGCAATCTTCAAAACCGACGCCTTGTAAAAGAGCATTGTGGCAGATTTCATCTTCATACGAGAATGAAACTCCTGCGCTGGTTGCCACGCTTACAAGTCCTCCGGTCCAAACTAGGTCTGAGAATACTCCGCCTCCACCGCCGCCTCCGGTATTCAAGTCACCATGAAACTTGGCTCCAACAACAACGTTCTCAATAGAAAGATCATTGTAAATGTGACCTTTGCCGCCTATGCAATGCAAGCCGGTTTCAAAGCGACGGATCATCACGTTATCCAGAATGATCTCGTCATTACCAACAGATTTAATCGCTATAGAATTTAACGATAAAGAGTTTCCATCAAGGGTGATTGACCGAAAACCGCTGCGACCACCTACCATTGTAAAGCTGACGGCACCGAGTACGCTTTTCAGGATTGTAGATTCCCGACCAGAGCCGACGATCTCAACGCCTTGAGGAATTTCAGTTCCGTTTACGTTGTAAGTTCCAGCCGGTACAATAACCTGACCGCCGTTTGGAAGAGCTGCAATCGCAAGTTCTAACGTCGCAGTATTGGTTGCTGCAATTCCGCCTGATCCGGAAACGAATGGGCCGTACATGCCGACATTGACTGTCATGGCAGCGAATTTCTCCAGAGTAACGGGGAAATCAGATCCTTCCGCTGTGATCGTGGCTGTGCTTGCATCTTCTCCATCAAGAGATGAAAGACTTGGGCGCACGATGCCGCTGTCCTCTGTGCCTTGGATATTGTAGTAATACGGCTGGTTTGTATAAACCGGACGCGCAAATTTCCCGAAGCGGGTGCCATCCGGGCCGATAAGGGCATTTAAGATCTGCGGGTTCTCAGCTGGTACCGTCAAGGCCTCGTCAAGAAAGATATTAATCAGCGTGTTCGTGCCAGGAGCGTAGATGTTTACGACCGCGCCACCATATCCGGGCTTCCAGAAATCAAAATCAGCAATACGTCTTGTCATTTCGCCACCCATCCGAGGTTAGTGTTTCCGCCTGTTTCCTTGACGTAAATCGTTGTGTTGGTGCCTCCGTCTGTGCGCAGGTACATTGTGCTAACCGGAGCTGCAACAACTCCCTGCGGAGATCCTGCGCCAGTTAATACGGCTGCATCTGGAGTAACAATTCCTGAATCGTGATCAGGCGCGTTAGAAAGTCCATCAACCGTCATTATGATCGGCTCTGCTACATAGACAGGGCTTTTGAATTTACCGTAGCTATCAAGCATTTGCGGGTTAGCCAGTAATCCTTCACCTGAAATATTGGCAAAAACCGTAGCCTTGACATTGGTTTTCTGGCCGCTTACGACCTTCCAGAATGTAACCTCCGCGTTCACGTAGGCTTTATTGGCCGTTGCAAAATCCTGTATCAGCATCCTTGCGTATGTCATGCCGCGCTACCTTTCTTGAAATTAGACAGGAGCCATTCAAAGAAGCCCTGTTTCTTTTTCTTATTTTGTTGCTCCATATTATCGACGCCTTTATGGCACAGGCTGGCTTCGGCTTCACGACGGATCTTGATGCCGCCACAGATCTTGGCGTTTTGGGGCAGAAAACAGTCTGTTCCCTTGACGAATTTGTATTTCAGAATGAAGCTGCACCCTTCACGAAACTTGCCTTCGTTGAAAAGGCGACGGACGGAAGAATTGTAATAGTTTCCGTTGCCGGTATTGAGAGCGAAGTCTCCAACGGCTGTGTACATTAGCGGGTCAAGATACGGATCTGTATTCTGGGCCACGTAATCGACATGCTTTATCAGGTCTTTTTCCAAGATAATTTTGCATTCCGCATCAGTATAATAACTCTTGGTTGGTTTACCCATGTGACCGAAACAGTATGTGACATTGCTGCCGCCAGCGATATTTTCGACATAAGGACGATTCTCCTTGCCTTCAAATGGTGGTGTAAAAGCCATGCCGCCAGCAACGCCAGCAGCAACAAGAACGGCTAATAGTGATTTGTCTTTCTTAGTTGCCATGGCTCATCCACATTGAAACGAGTTTAGATAGACCTGCGCCGATAGCACCAACGACAACTCCGAGAACGGCGATTATGCCGAAAGCCTTATTCTTCAAAGCTTCATGCTCTTTGACGACCGCGTTCATGGCGTCCCAGACTATGCCCATATCATCAATGCGTTTGTGAGCTGATTTGATGGCAGCTTCTTGAGCGCCGTCGCTTCTGATCAAGTCGGTCACGCTGCGATCCACGTTGTCGATTTTCTTTTCGATGCTCTCGGCGATGGCTTTGAGGCCACCGATTGCTTCCGAAACATCGTCAATCTTCTTGACAGCTTCATTACTATTTCCCATCATTTTATGCCTCCAAAGAATATCGCCAGTGCCGCAAAGAAGGACCGTTGAAAGCCGTTGGCTGGTTCAGCATCTTCGGTGTCGTAGAACACGGCATAAGCTACAGCCCTGCCGAATCCTGCTAAGAAAAACATTATAGCAGAGAAGTAATCTTCAATGATGAGTGCATAAATCAGGGGGCCAAGTACCTGGGCGAGGCCTGTCAGGAACATTCCAAGGCGAACACGACCGATAGACGGACGCGAGATCGATGTAATTCGCGGATCTGGGCCAAAGAATATGCGCACGATCCAGTCGATTGCTCCCGGCTCACTGTCCATCAGCTTTGCTTGGCGTGATGAGAAATAAGATCCGGGGTCCATGCCCATCAAAAGATACGGCAGAATACAAAGCAAAGCCCAATAAGTTTCGTGATTATCTCCGAAATCTGCGAAGGCATTTACGGCGCCATAACCGAGAAATGGCAAAGCGCACATAAGGCGCTCAAACCAGTTTGGAGTATCGATGATACCTCCACCATCAACCCGCGCCCAGAAAGCTCCCCAGATTGAAATTAAAACAACAGCTATGCTTACATATAATTCTTCCATGTTTATCTCCAATGTGCGCCGATAAGAATACGGCAATCTAAAGAATATGCTTGGCTTTGATCTGATGGGCCTCGATCATAAGCCGAATCAAAACTTCCGCCTAAACTTGTATTGATTGTCACTCTTGATGGCGTGTAACCACCTGTTCGAACAACATCAGAAATAATTGTCAACCCACCTGCTTTTATATTCATAGTTTGAGATAAAACGGCGCTGCCAGTAGGTTGTACTTGTCCACCCCCAGCATCAACTATGGGTGTAGGGCTGTCATAATTGTAAACAGAGAATACGTCTATGTATTGGTTTACGACCGTACCTGTTAAAGCTGCGAGTGTTACCTGCACATCAATTGTATTCCCTGTCGGAACCTCTAGCCAAAACATGGCCAGCTGCGCAGAAGCTCCTCCATTGTTACCAGTTCCTAAAGAAGATATTTGGTTTGCAGCAACGCCGTTTATCGTACAGCCTGTAATTGTATTTGTAAGACCAGATCCGCGTACAGAAGTTGCTGATATAACAATGAGCCTTTTTTCAGCAGGAGGGCCGACCGGAACATCATCATAAAATGGATTTACGTTGTTTGCTCCAGCAATTTGTCCGTTCCAAATAAAGGAAACGTCAGGCTTTATGGATGCAAGGAGCTTTTCAAGCATTAGCTAACCCCAACTCCATTAATTTTCCATTCAGTTGCTTTCACTTTCCAGATAATAGCAAAGCCATTTGCTGCAATCGCCCGTGGACCTGTGAGGCCTGAACCAGCTTGGCGCAATGTATCTGTAGTGATTGCCACGTTCATAACACCAGCGCCGTTATCATTGTCTAACAAGATCATTGTCCCGATTGGAAAAGGTACAGAGGCGTTTGCAGGTATTGTCGTTGTTCTTGCAGTTGCGTCTGATGATGGGTGCTGCACTGATTGTCCAGCGTCTGCCAGAACAAGCGTATAGTTTGCGCTTTGGATATTTTGAGTGAACTTCTGGAAGTTTACTTTTATAGCAGGATCAAGTTTTCCTTCTACAATACTGGCATTTGGAATGAAAAGCGGGAAAGGAATCCATGTTATAGAGGTCGTTCCCATTGTCCCGCCAGTATTGGCAGAACATAACCATGCGCTATCGGCAAGAGTTGCGCCTTCTTCAACAACAACAGTAGCGCCGTTGACTTCTGCCCATACGTCCATGTTTGTAACGCGGGTCAAAATCCATGGGACAGATCCGGTTCCAACTTGAGACAGGCGATATATACCGTTTTGTGCCGGAGCTGCTTGGTTTTGAACAAGCAAAAGATCGTTCAATACTAAGGTGACGGTATCAGATGATGCAGATGGAAAAGCATTATTAGTCGTGCTTGTAATTGTCGCACCAACGCCTGACGCGCCGTTGTTGTATGTAGATGATGGAAGAGCCGCTGTTGTTGAAGCCCTTACAGATCCTTTATCCTTGAAGCCTGACGCTGATGCCGCCGCTGCCGTGGCGCTTGCCGAAGCCAGTCCAGCCTGAGTAGTGGCAATCCCGGCTTGTGTCGTTGAAATTCCAGCCTGCGTGGTTGCGATACCTGCCTGTGTCGTCGCGGTCGTTGCAGATACAGCTGCCGCATTCTCACTTACGAGAGCTGCTGCTGCCGAAGCTGCCGCATCAGAAGCCGCGCCTATCACATTCACTGATTCAAAAGTGGAATTAGTTACAGGCAAAGCATAATCGAGCGGATTGGCCTTGATCTTTTTGATCTGACGTTGCGCAAGGTCTGAAATATTATTGATCTCGCACATAATGGAAGTATCAACAAAGCAATCTACGGATAGCTGGCCGTTCTCATCAAGCGTTTGCGGATTGTTTCTAAGCTCTGTTCCAATCGCGGCTTCATAAACAAAAGCCAATATCCCAGAATTTGAGCCATCATCGTTTGTCTGAAAGAATGTGACATTAGCCCCGGCAAGGAGCTTTTGGATTACGCCAAAGTCTGAAATCTTAACTCTAATCATCGGGGTCTATATCCTCCGTTGTAACGGCCACAGTTGTTTGAGCTGTCCCAGCCGACCATAGGATCTGTTGTCGGTGGTTGCGGTGATTGAAATTGGCCGTCACGCGCCTCAAGTAGGCCTTCGATATCAGCTGCATCGTCCTGTAAACGCTTCAATTCGCCTTCTGCGAGGCGACGAACAGGGCCACAGCCAATCTCATAGGCCAAACGCTTTGTAAGCCACAGGTACCACGATGGACGGATGAAAAGCTCTTCGTTCCCGGTACCGTTGCCATCGATGGAGGGATGATAAGTTTGGATTCTGACGCGCAAAACCTGACCTGCATCCTGATTGGATTGAACAGGCATTGGGTAAACGCTTAAAGTTGGTACCGCATCCTTGGAAACCATGACGCGGGAAGGGCCACCAGTCTGCGATAGGTTCTCATTTACCGCATCACTCTCCCATAAGAGATCGAGCGGGTTGACATCACCAGTATGATTGACCAGTGAAACGCTGAATACGTGCTGAGTTTCGCCTTGATCGGCATAATCGCCCAGGCTGTAATCGCCCACGTTGGCTTCCAACGGGATCTCGATAACACGAAAGAAACCTGCCATAGGCCTTACGCCTGTTTGCAGATTGAGTAGCATCTCAAGCCATTTAAGTGTGCGTTTCAGCTCACCTTCATCAGCTTGCGACATAGAAGCAGGGAACGCGCCGATTTGTGTCAGCGCGTTCTCCGATATTTGTTTTGCACTTTGGAAGTTAGGCAAAGATTATTCTCCTTTGCTTTCTTCCGTAGCTGCTGGCAATTCCGCTACTTCCAGCTCATCGAGAGTGCCGGAGGCAAGCAGAGCGCCTTCTTTTGTCAGAGTGATAACATCACTATCGGTTTCGATACTGAAATCATCAGCGCCAAACTTTGTGACAACAGCGTCAAAACGGGATTTGGTGATATCCGCTTTTTCTTCTTCTGTCAGTTCGGTTTTGACTTCTGCTTCTGGCTCAGTTGCAGGAACTTCTGGAACTGGAGCTGCCGGGATTTTGTTATCTTCATCGATAGCATTGATGTCGAAGTCTGTATCTTCGTCGTCGTCACCGTCGATCAGCTCTTCTTCATCATCAACAGTACGAGTGATCTCGCCTTTCAGGAATGATGTCAGCAAGTGACGATCAGTACTGTCCAGATAATCTTCGCCATGCGTTTGTGAAGCTGCGCGGATTTGAAGAGCTTCTACTGTCAGCTCGTCATAGACCGCGATAACTTGATCAGGTCCGAGGATTACGTTATCGACTGCTTTAGGCAGCGCGATTTCATTGTCACCGGAGATGTCTTTAATCTTGAAGCCGTCTTTGTGGAACTTCATAGCGATATCGCGAGGCAGGGTTACTGTTTCGCCGTACTTGAAAGTGATCGGCTTTTCTTCGCCGTTGTGGATGATCGTGTGTATGCGATCTCCGCTTGTATCTGTGCAGCTTGTATCTTCTACAATCAGAAATTCTTGATTATCCATCTGGGATATTCCTTCTTTAATCTAGTTGCCCGGAGCAGGTTATTCCGCTCCGGGGTACTTCATTTAGGAGACTAGATTAAGCGAGTGTGCCGACCGCTGGCAATACAGGAAGGCGAATGAAGCCTTCTGCTGTATCTGCGCCAGTTAGCAATGTGTAAGTGATTTGCTTACCTTGCATTGTAACATCACATTCAGGGGCTTTATCACCGGCATTGGCAGAGTCCTGGACGAATAGCAATACGCCCATTGTGGTAGCGCCGTTAGCCAAAGATGCTTTTTTCAGACCAGTTGTGGCTACTGAAAGCACATCGACAAAGCCATCAGCATCACCAGCATCAGAAGATAAAGTTCCAACTTCAAGCGTGATACCTGCGTCTGCCGCCGTCACTTCAACAAGAGGCATAGGCATAACAGCGCCAAGGGTAGGAACCCGGAAGCCTGTCTGGATTTCGGTAGCGGCAACACCATCTGCAAATGAGAATGGAATGACAACAACCGATGCGCCAATTCCGGCAGCCGCTATAGGAAGGGAAGCGTCACCAGATGGGAATACTCCCTTCTTGATGAAGCCAACTCCAGAAGGGGCTTGGCCGTACAGATCGACTTTTTGAACAGTGTCAAGAGTGTAGAAATCAATTGCACCATTAACCAAAGCAACAGGGTTAGAGGCAGCAATAAAATCTCCAGTAGCGGTTTTAGTGTAGATGGCGGCTTTTTTAGGGCTACCAGATTGAGCAACATAGCAAACGCCACCAGTCGCAGAAACGGCAATACCGTTAGCTGCGGCTGTAAGTTGAAGGTGGTAGTGTTTCATAGTCTTTTCTCCTTGAGAAAAATTGTTGAATTTAATTCACCAGAAGAGAGCCGAGTTGCCCCGGCTCTCTGTTACTGGTTAGAACGCAGCGGCTGTTTTGTATTGCAGAACGCCATAATCCTCGGCAGCACCAGATTTGCTGACTTTGAATTTTGGTTTTAGCAATCCAAGCATTTGCTGATAACCGACAGCTGGTTTGCGACCGTAATCGTTTTGATCGCCTTCTAGCCATTCGCCACCACCAAGGGTCGTGAAGCCCATAGCACAAGCGCCAAGCAATGTAGCTTGAGCGCCGTCTACAGTACCGCCTGAACCCCATTTGGAAGCAGCAGCAAGACCGCCAGTGTTAATGACTTTTCTGTGTTCGTACAGGATCAGGCCATCGACAGTTACCAAAGCGTTTTTGAACAGTGGGTTATCGCCACCGCGTTCAGCACCAGCTCTGACAATGTTTTGATAGTTAGGATCTGTAACGAGATCACGACGCTGTTCAGGCGACATCACAATAGCGTAGTATTCGCGGCCACCTTGACGGATTGGGCGAATACCTTGACGACGAGCGAAGGCTTTAATCCCAACCAGACCGTTCCATGTCATTTTATCGGAAGCTGTAAGTGTAGCTTCTGATGTTGCAGATCCAGCGAACTTCACGCGGTTTGCTGATGGTGCAGAAACACTGGCAGCAAAGGCAAGAGAAGGAAGCTGAGAACCAGCAGAGCGAGTGGAAAGGTCAGTTTTGTTGGTGTAAGCACGACCAGCAGCTGTCAAGAACATCAGTTCATCGATCTTGTCAGGAAGCCAGAAGCCCAATTTGTCTTTGGCTTGCTCACGGAAACGGATAACCGTCGCCTGTTCAGCCATTTGACCTTTGGATTTCACAGCGTTGGCAATGTTATCGATCACGATTACTTGCGCATCGTTGACCATTTGCTCTTCGTTGCCGTTGATGTCGTTGTCACCAACGATACCATCGTTTTCGAGATCGTTTACGAGCTGCATAACGCACTCAAGACCACGAGATGTCTTGGTGAGTTCGTCAACACGTTGGATTGGGTGGTTTAGATCGGTTCCGACGAAACCGTTAGATTGCCAGAAAGATTCGTCGCGGAACTGCTTCCACAGTTTACCGGACCAAACTTTCTTTTGCGCGGCTGTTAATGCACCGAAATCAGTTTGCATGAGTTTTTCTCCAGGTTTGTGAGAACAAACGGGAGTGTCACCATGACAAGCCCTGCCTGTTCCCTATTTGAGGGAACCTGCGAGTTTATTGGCTAGATTGGGATTTTTTTCGATGAGGTCTGCGACTTGATCGTCTGACATTTTCATTAAGTCAGCTTCGGTAATCTCAGCTCTCTCTCCCGTCGCGCCCGTAACCGCAGGTGGTTGAGTTTGTGCCAAATCGAGCTTCGCCTCACGTTGTTGAGCTTGTAGGGATAGCGTCGGTTTCGGCTGGCTGAGTGTTTTACCAGTATATTGAGGTCCGTACTTATCAGTCAGAGCGGCCTTTTCCTTGATGTATGCAACCCTTGAAGTGACTGAACCATCATTGGGATTGATACCCTTCTGAGTAAGATTCAAAAACGCTTCATCTGCGATAGCTTGCCAGATACCTTTTGCGATAGCCTCTGGCAGTTTATCGATCTCAGCTACATACGGATGCAATTCCTGAACTTTCAGAGCTTCCGAATTGATTACCTGTCCTACGTTGTTCGCACTAACAGTCTCAACAGCGGCAGCTTTGGCTCCTTCGGATATTTCATTAAGCCTGTCTGTATCAAGCTTACGAATATTGCGGTCGATAGAGATTTCCTGTTTACGCAGCTCAACGAGAGTTATCTCGCCATCTTCGTACTTTTGCGCCAAGGCTAATTTCTCAGTCTCAGCATTGGAAATCAGGGTATCGTAATCCGTGGGAGCGGTTTCAGTTGTTGCGGGACCAGTCTGGCCGTTGCTTGGGGATTGATTTCCAGCCGGAGCCTTGATCATTTCCTTTTGAGTCGTCACAACACCTTGAAGGTAATCGTTATGACTCTGTGCGCGGTTCAACTTGGCTACGACTTCATCAAGTCGGGCTTTTGGTATCATAATCGGAGGTTCTTTGGCCGGAGCTTTGGAACTTGCGCCACCTTCTGCCGTGGCTGCTTCTGGGTTTTCCCCTTCTGCTGCTGGCGTATCGGTAGTGCCTCCTGCGATTTCTTTCTCAGCTTCGATAGCTTCCCGTAGCATCGGGTCGTTATCTGGGTTAGGTCCAAAATCAGATACTAAATCCTCGACCGTATCGGTCGTATCAACATTATCAGCCATAGTATGTCCCTTTTTCGCTTGACTTGCGGTAGCGCCCGAACCTCGGCGGCAGGTTCCCTGTTTAACGCCACAGGGAGCGAAGAACGCCCGTAAGCTCGGCGGCAGCTTGGAAAAAGGCACAAAAAAAGCCGCCAGCTCCGTGAGGAGTTAGCGGCTCGGTTGTTCCGATACCAATGAGGGTGATTCTACACTGGCCTATCCATCCAAGTCAACAACCTTGAAAGTCTCCTCCTTCTTCATCGACTGCAAAACCCCGCCTTGAAAGGTCAGGGTTATGGTGCCGTAGAAGTCGGGCTTGAGAAAGTCCAGTATCTTAGCGATTGCCCATTGAAGTTTGCGGTCCATGGAAATCCTTAATGAAGGGATGATTGAACTGGCTTGGTAATCTGGTCGTCTGAAAGGCCCATGTCCTTCTTGATGTTCTTCTTGCCGTACTCAGCTGCCCAGATCTCATAGGCTTTCTCTGCTTGCTGAATGAAATAACGCCCACCGTCACCGATAAGATCCGCAAAGGGACGTTCAAAGTCCATGGAAATCTTCGGGTCTGCATCTTCATCGAGCCAGATAATTACAAGTCTGCCCCATACGGTATCGTGATCGATCAGGACCGGGGAAGCCACAGGCGGGTGCGTCCAGCCAACAATCCAATAGCCATCATGCCCGACTTCCTTCTGCAATTGGTACCGAAGCTCATCGGCAAAGCCAATCTGCAATTCGTGAGGCGATACATCATAGCCATTCTCGATGTAGTTTTGCAGGATAATAGCTGCTTGAGAGCGCGGAGATTCAGGCGTCGGTACAAGGAAATAGTAATTGGCCTTATTCGGAAAGCCATTTGCGCCTTCAAAAGCGCCTTCGATTGCGAAACGCTGCTTGAGAATTGGGCTATCCCAGATATTACTTTTTAGTGGCTTGGACATTGATAACCTCGTTGGCTAATAGCATTGATGCGGAAACTTGCTTGGTTGGATTTGGGAATGAACCGATGATAAGGCCACTGACGCGCTTCGATATTTCCTGTGCCGTGGTTGGATCAACAAGATCGCCTATCATTTTCTGAACCTGACACTCGAAAGGCGAATAACCTGTAGGCTCGACCAGTGATTTGTATGAAATGCTCATGCGATTGCTCATTCTTTTTCCGGAAGGTCTGGGAGTGGAACTGTCTGGCCAGCAAGCTTGTGTGTTGAATCGTTTAGGAATTGTATCTGACCGTCTGTTATAAATGAATGGCAAATTGAACAGCCAAAGTCGGCTTCTTCACCAAACCTTTCTTTGTACGTACACCAGCACTCCTTACCTTCTTGTCCCGGAACATAATGACCGGAGCGCACAAGCAATGAAGGGCTGAATGTAGGCTTCTCGTAATCCTCATTGAAAGACCAGCCGGGATTTACTGTAAGATCGTGATGCTCTTCACAACCTGGACAATAAATTCTCATCCTGCCTTCTATTACTTTTTTAACTTTCATGCTTCACCGTTTATAAGTTTATCTTTGGCTGCATCAAGAATGTAATTTGCCATCATGGCTTGCATCTTCTTCGGCTCATCATCACCAAAATATTCTAGCGTTACTCTTCCCCACTTCAAATCTATAACGCATTTCGAAACATCTGGCGTATGAAGAACGCGGATTTCCCCACCTGATTTCGGTTTGATCTTTCCTATTCTGGTACGGGCCACTCTCTGCATCTACGACGGCATACCTTCTGGAGTTACAGGCTGACCGACTGGTTCACCTCCAGCTGCTCCCGGTGGCATGCCTCCACCAGCTGCTGCAATAGCTTGTTGCTGTTGAGCTGCCTGTTGAAGCACCTGTTTCCATTCCTGCTTACGCGGAATAGACGATTGATCGATGATCAAGCCCGGATTCATTTGAGCCACAGCTGCGCCGATAGGTCCGAGTTTCTGCAATAGCTCCATTGTTTCTTCGAACTGAGCCTGTTTGAACGTAGCTGACATCGGAACTTCATCGACATTAACGCTGTATTTCCCGACTGTAATATCATTTACGATCTGGCTTGCCGCGTTATCGCCCATAACTGCCTTCTTGTTAATCTCGTACTTGGCAATAGTGCTATCTTCATTGGTGATACGGAAGATACGGGCTTCGGTGTAATGACGTTGGAAGATCGACAAAGCATTACGGCCTTGCAGTTTCTTAGAGCGCGTGAAGTTATCCGAGTACAATTGGATAGACAGAACGGCCTGACGCTGACGGGCTTCAAGCGCACGACCTGAAACAACGCGATCCATCTGGCCCATAGCTGATTCATTGATACCTGAAATACCGTTTAGATCTTCGGAGTTTTTCTCTTCAAGGCGATCCAAGCCTTGCGGATAACCACCTGGCTCCAGACGACGAGGAGCTTCGGAATTCTTGGCAGTACGTTTCCATTTAACATTAATACCGGGAGAGGCACCAAATTTTCGCAGGTTTTCTTCCTGTGTTGCATCAAGTGTGTTCTCTTCATAAATCCATCCAGAGTTAGCGTTGCGGTTGAGGATATCTGTAAGAGCTGAACGCTTCTTGTTGATCTCATCTTGTGGATCTAAAAGATCTTCCATCATTCCACGGGTTTTACCGCGACGGAAATACGGGAAGAAGCCGACCTTCGTATAGGTTTCAAACGGCGACCATTGATCGAATAGCGTCACATCAGCACATGAAACAGTCCATCTGGTGCGTGTAACAGGACGCCTTACGATCTTGAGCGGGTTGTTGTGCGCCATACCGTAGTCTAAAGCGGCTTGGATCTTGTGCTGGTTCTCTGGTTTCAGCCATTCATCAGGGATAACCTGCTTATCGCCTGTCTCAAGATCGACAAAGCAAGGCGCGACGACTGTAATTTTGTACTGAGAATCCAAAAGGCGTAATCTCTTGGCCTGTCTATCAACGAAATCGTTGTAATAAACATCAGCGAAACTGTTCATGGCCTTATCATCGGTATAGGAACCGAAATATCTTTCAGGCGATATGTCCTCTGAGCCGAAGTAATGCAGCATGGAAGAGGTGTAGTTCGGAGAGTATAAATTCTCACAGGCTTTGGCTGCATCAGATCCGTATGTCGAGTTGATGCTATCTAGATCGGTCCATACGCTTTCCTGAACGTACTTACAGCTGCCTTCGATATCGTATGTGTTGCCGTCCGGGTCCAAAAACACTGAGAATGGATCTGCTGCTGTCGGCTTCCACTCACCAAAATCATTATCTTCGAAGCAAAGGCGCATATCCCAGAAGCCTCGGCCACCTGAAATACCGTCTGAGAAAACCTCACTATCGATAAACTTGAGATCTGTACGATTACTTTCTGATTTGAAGATATTCGTAAGAAGCTTGGCTACATCTTCCGTTGCCATGGCGTCACTGGTGGGCAGGAAGGAAACGTCCATACGGTTAGACGATTGGTAGCCCATGACAAGGCGATAGAGTGGGTTGATCTTGTTAATCGTGAGAGATGTACGCTTTAGGCTGCGTAAGAGGGCCATGGTTTCTTCATCCCATTGCTGCCCTTCCAGATAGTTAATACACTTACGGGCCAGCTTGGCCCATTTTGCATGCGGTTCTGCCGCTCTGAGCCATCGTAGGGACAGCCTGTGAATGAGTTCATCATCCTGTTTTGGCAGGGTCGATGGTATAATTAAGGAGTTAGGCATGCGGCTTCCGTTCCCATTCGTTTACTTAGAGCGTCTTTGACCTTTTGGCCCTGCTCTGGTTCTTGTTCGGCTTTTGGCAGTTGAATAAGCTTCGCGGATTCCAGATCGGAGATCCTTGACAAGCAATCCAGCATATCATCATGGCTCAAAACAGGGAAGGCTGTGTATTCTTGGTCCACAAAATCCTTCACCATGTCGCGGGTATGGCCCTGATAATCTTGATAAATAATCTGGGTAGGCAATATGATACGGCTCTTGGCTATACCATCCCCACCTTCTTCGACCGACTTATAGCCGTTCTCGAAGTGCGGCACGATGCGCATGATTCGCAAAGGCTTGGGCATTGAACCGCCTAAAGGCTCGATGTGGAAGTCATAAACTTCCGTTTCCATCCGTGATTTCATATGCTCTATATCGGCTTGCATACCGTATTCTTCATAGGCGACAAGTCCCGGCTTCCATTTCTTATGGAGCTTAAACAGTGCTTTCTGCCTTCCTGACAGGTTCAAACGATCTCTCACGCCGTCGAGAACACGGTAAACGCCATCAGCTCCCACGCCGATAACCCACATAGTCGTGTAATCGTTGTTCACCCGCTTCTTAGATCCAGCTGGATCGACCAGAATAAAGCGCCAAAGGTTCGTCATGGCAGCTGCGAAAGGCACATCTCCGTATCTCAGCCACTCAATCTTGAAGCCCATGGACGCATCAGCTGTCGGATTGAGAAGCATTTGGGATGCAAAGATGTACGGTCCTTGTGTCTGGCGCTTTTTAGCCAGGACATCAGCTGGCATCAGGACAGGTTCGCCATACTCTTTGCCGTTCTTGGTGGCAGGATGGATGCGAGGAATGGCAATCTTCTCATCAATCATGGTCCTGTAGGTGTCGAACATGTGATAGCGCGTACCAATGTAACGCTTGCGGCCTCCCACAGCTCCCAAGTTATCCGACATTCTGAAAGAACTGGTCGTCTTGATGATCTGTTCAGTGGTATTAACGCCGTCCATGGTCACGACATCATCGTAAATCATCAGGGCAAAGTGTCGTCCGGTCGGCATACCATCGACCAGACCATGCGCTTCAAGGCTTTTCTCCTTCGGATTTAGCTTTCGATTGAGTACTAGGCCACCATCTAATGACCACGTAGGCGCTTCTGACTTCGGATTTGCCCAGAAAACATCAGGCCAAAGCTCGTGCAGATCGGGATTACCTTCCAATTCCATCTTGATCTGGTTCAAGAAGTCTCTGGCAATCCCTTTCGTGTGTGAAAAGATACAGGCTGTAACCTCTACGTCCTGAATGAATTCGAATATGGTCCCGGCAAAGGTTATGACGGTAGACTTGTAATGCTCCCGCGCCCATAGATCCAAGTGATCGTCTGGGTCACGCTGGAACTCCCGGCATCGATCAAAGAGCCATGCCCTTGCCATGTCCTTCCGCTTTAAGACAAAGACGCACAGGAAAAACAGATCCGTTGAGCCGAGTTTGCGCTTAACGGCCAGTGTAGCTTCGGGACCATCCTTCGCCGCTGCCGATAAGACATTGGCGTAATAGGTCATGGTCGCTTTGAAATTTAGTACGAAATGTGGAGGCTCAAGGCTTCTCAGTATGGCCATTTACTTTCCTCGCAAGCTCTAGGGCATCTGCCAGATACGAATCAGCCGACACTGGATCGGTCGGGTCGCCTTTCTTGTCGAGCTGCTGGTTCTTGAGGAGTACAGCTTCCCCGTATTTCTTCGGCTTGATCTTCGACAGGTACCACTTCCGGGTTTCGACACGAAGCTTTGAGCGCATCACAGCCTCCTTGTCCACGACCGTTTTGATCACCTCGCCTTTGTTGTTGCGGATATCCATCCAGTCGTTTGAGCCATCATCAGCGATATCCAGCGTTTCATCGAAGATAGCATCAGCTCCATCTTCCTTTGCGCGTGTGTACATGTGTAAAAATTCTTCGTGCTTAGCTAGCCAAAGGTATATCGTTTTCCTACAAGGCATTGATTCATCTAGGCATATGGTCATAACGGAGGTACCACAGGCCAGCTCGGCACAGAACTTTGCCGCCAACTCAAGCGAATAGTCGGTCGGTCGTCCTACAGGTTGTTTTGAGGGTGCTTGCGGCTCATCCATGCGGTCATGTTACCGCAAATGGATCTAAAAATTCAAGAAGGTTAATTTTACATTACGGGAAGAGGAAATTCATCAGGGAATTAACCCCTGTTCCAATTAGGATGCCAAACGCGATTGCGAAGGCAGTATACAGCAAAGCCATCCCGACAAGAGATAGGTGATCCTTCCAGGTCAGGCGTAAGCGGGGGTCTTTAATCATATGCAATCTTCCTACCGGAAGGCATGCCGCCTATGCAGTAAGCATCGGTTCTATACCCCGATAAAGCTGTTTTGGTTTCTATTGTCGCTTTGATCTGTTGACAGGTCTGATTATCTGGCATGGGAATTTGCTGCGAGGTTATGCCGCCATTCCCGTAAGCTAGAAACACTATTACAAGATAAAAAATCATATCGGGCCTCCGGCCATGAAACCGAGGGCCGAATTGTCATTCTCAGCGGTCTGACGCTTTGCTCTAACAGGTAGGCGATAACGCATGCGGAGGCTGACGCCTCCGATGCTGAAAATTAGCTTATCCATGAAAGTCTGTCTCAACTCTATCTGCCAATCTGTGCAGCTCCGGAACTTTCGGGCCTGTGGCCGTCAGGTTAGCTACTGCGCGTTCATATTGTCGGGTTTTTACGACAATGGCTTGCAGCTCATCGAGTGTCAAGGTCAAGCGGTTGTTATCGACCTCCAGAGATACGGTTATGACGCCTGTATAATTCTGGAAGTGCAGCTTGAGCTGATTTTCGTCATGCAAATCCATTGCGGCTTGCATCTCTACGTCATTAACGATGGGTTCGATGGTCATTGGCATGCTCCTTCTAAAAACCAGTGGTAGTAGTATGTGAGGACCAGAGCGGTCATGGCCGCGCCGATCAGGAAGTGTTTGATGTTGTGTTTCATTTCTTGAAGCCTTTTTCTTCTGATAGCCAGTCGTCAGTGGTAAGGAAGCACTCGCCGCGTTTATCACCGAAATATACGCCATCGACCAGATCGTTCAGCTCGTCGTGATCGTCGCCAGCCGCTAGGACATATTGATCGCCCAGATTGCCGAAGTCTTCGATAGGAAGTTTTTTCCAGTTCACTTCGCCGTGCTTAACAGGGAATATAGCTCCGGAAACGTAAATCCTTATTGCGCCATGAACTTTTACGGCTGCGATCAGCAAGTCACGCTTCGCGCTGCACCCTTCCTCGAAATCGATATTGCATTCATCTTCTTCGGTGAAGTCGTTTATACCGCGTGTCATAGAACACCTCCCGCGCCTGAGTGCAATGTGTTGTGCTGCTCATAGTCGCTTTGTTCGTATTCATAGTTGAGGGTCGTTTGGATAGTGTAAAGATCGTGGCGATTGCCTTGATCGTCAAGCCAGCAGCGGATCAGAAGAATATCTTCTTCGTTGCTGCTGTATTGATCATTTTCAATACAGCGCTCATCGAAATCCTGTTGAGCGTCCTCTGTGGCCTTGGCGCGGGTTTCGAATTCGATATCGCATACGCCTTCACCGTTCTCATAGGTCCAGAAAGCTTTTTGCTCTTGGATCTGGTTGTCGTTGGCTTTGATCATGGCTTCACCCATAAAAGCACAACCCCGATTGCAAAAGAAAGAACAGCGAGAAAGAATTCTCGCGTTGCTCTGTTGAATAGATCTGATTTTCTACGTCCAACTTCTTGACTGGCCATTTCCAAGCACATGCCAAAAGCTGATGAAAAGAACATGCACAAGGCCAGTGCTATTATTCCGATTATTCCGTATATCATTATGCTCTCCCGAATTCAGCTTGAAATTTAAAAAACTCTTTACGATTGCGGCGATACTTAGCGCGGTAACGCCAGACGGCTTGCAGGGCTTCGGTTTCAGTTGAGCCATGAAAGCTGTAGTTCATGCACTGGTGATCGATAACAGTCCAGTGTCCGTTTGGATGTTGTGTTGCGGTTACATCGTTCATTCTGTTTTCCCCGCAGACAGTTTTTTAATCTCAGCTCTGACAAGATCTTGCTGGAGTTTGAATAGATCCTGTATTTGCTTCTCTATGATTCCGTACATCGGGCTTGACGGAGCATACAACTTGTAAAGCATCACATGGCAGTTTGCGATTGTGTCCGATATTGCTCTATGTGGGCTGTCACCTGCACTTGTGACCGCAGTTTCATTACGGTTGTGATTGAGATTTATATGAGCTGTTGTCATTATGCCCTCGCTGCTGTCAAAAGGTTATGGCTTGGGAAGTTAGGCGAAACGCCCAGGTACTTCATAAACGCCAGATCTTCGATTACCTTGAAGCGGGTAGGAACACCGCCGACATTGGTAACGATGTTGCCGTTTCTGGCGTATCGATTGCCAGCCCAGCCGATTATTTTTAAAACGCGGTGCGCTTGATTGTCTTTAACCATGATTTTCTCCTATTCGATTAGATCGGCTGCGCGTTGAATTAAAGCTCCAGCTTCGGAGCATATCGAGACATTCTCATCATCAAGTAATGACAAAAGTATCTCGCGGCATCTGTCGATGTCGTTAAAGTCCTCGGTTTCTTCGCGGTTGAATATCTCTTCATAATCAATAGCCATCTTAAAGTCCTTTCGTGTTCCCCGTAAAAATCGGCTCGATGGAGGGGGAAGTACCACCGAGCCTTACAACCTATATAGACCTGTCCGAATACCCCGTCAATCTTTTTTATTGCTTTTCAGAAAGCAATGATCTAATTTTAATCATCTAATCATTTACAGGAGATAAAGAAATGAAAAAAACATTGATCTTATGCGTGTCGGCAACCCTTTTATTATCGGCATGCGCTACACAGGAAATGCGCTTAACAGATCCAAAGACTAAAAAGAGCGTTGTTTGCGGTGGCCATCGTGGCAAATCGATAGCTTTCGGTATGGCTGGATATAAGTGGCAAGAAAACGAAGATCGTATGTGCCTCAAAGCCTATCAGAATGAAGGCTATGTATTCCAAGGTATCGAATAATGAGAACTCGCGGAACGCCACAGGTATTTGACCTGACGACAAAAGAACGCGAAGAGGAAATGCTTGAAGCAATCCGCGAACTCACCGAATCACACAACAACCTCTGCGCCTTATACATGGGCTGGGATTACAGGAGACAACATGACGACCGGAAGTGAAATAGTCGCAAGACAAAACGAATTCTTTAGCAAGATGGCTAAGTCTTGTATCAATTTGCAAGAAACACAATACAAACTTCATCGGATAATAGAGCTGGCAGCTGCGAAAGACTATCTGGAGCGCGGCATGGCGATACTACAAGCTGCTGAGAGCGTTATTGCCAATGATGTTCAAGAAAATATAAACCAAATCAAATTTCAAATAGAGGACATTGCCAATGGTTAATCTTGCGCAGTTCTACGATCCATTGAACGGCCACAGAATGTTGCTGGTCGAAAACAGATGGGATGGCAATAACCTTTATGCCGATGCTGATGCCAATTATGAGCGAGTGATCGCGGCTCCGGGAACAATGGTCAGATATTACCCTGGCATTGGCGTCATTGTTCCAAACAAAGATCCATCTATACCTGCCATCAGCATGGGATCTCCAGAATTCAATGATGCTCAGAAAACTATAAATAAATTCTTCTCTAACATTGTTGACCAACTGGTATCTGCTGGAAGATTAAACCACGATGATGATATGAAAGATGCCTATGCTTATGCGTCAGGAATGGATTGGCAGAGATGAAGCATCGTAAAGAAACAGAACAGGCTGTAGCTCAATTAAAGTTTCCAGACAAACAAGAGACTTTTACTCACGTTGATAATGACACTGGAAAATCTCGGTCATTTTTGATCGAGACAATGCAGCACTTCGTAACAGATTACCCTGCATGCGCTGATCTGATTTATCAATGGCTTCCTATTGATAAGAAAGTCTCCGATTACATGCGAACTAATCAAGGCATAGAACAGGCGCGGCTTGATCGATTGTGCGATCCATACCTGTCAGCTCCATTGCTTGCGGTCCTCTGGCCAGAAGGTGAACTGACTATTGTTGATGGAAGTCACCGCGTCGTTAAAAACTTCGAAATGGGAGAGAAAAAGCTCAAATGCGTGATATTCAAATATCCGTTCTGGGAAAACTTTCTGCTGCCCGAAGAAGTAAGCGACAAGCTTGTCCGTGATGGATGCCTTACGAGTGATTCGGGTATTCTTGCCCATGAAGCCAAAATGCGGAGCGGAACATGACCAGAAGAGTAATTACTATCGATCTGTCAGAGGCAGAATACAAACAAACATTTTTGGCGTTATCAGGTGATGAGGGTCCGAATTTAAGAGATTTCAGAACTCGGCTCCGCGTAGCAACTAAGCTTCAAGGAATCTGGGAAGCTCACGGTCGCGAAGGCCGGGGGCTTGATACTCGTTTACCAAAAAGACCGAGGATTGAAGAATGAAAAAGGGATGGGAGAAAAATCCGAAAGTCAAGGTTGAACGAACTCGTGACATTTGGTGCTGCTGCTGCGAGATCACGGTACCGGCGCGGCTGACGACCGGATTTTCCATGTACCCGCACCGACCCGACCTGGCCGAAGTGCCTTTTTGGATTTGTGACGTCTGCCTGAATTTTGTCGGGTGCCATCACAAAACGAAGGATTTCACCAGACCGCTCGGCTGCATCGCCACTCCGGAGATCAAGGAAGCGCGGGGCCATATCCACAAAATCCTTGATCCGCTATGGAAATCTAAACGAATTGGCCGGAAAGAATTATATAAAATCATTTCCCGGTATCTCGGCTATGAATATCACACCTCCGATATCAAAGATTTGGCCGAGGCGCGAAAGATTTACAGGTTCATTTTGGACCTAAAAATGGGTGATGAAATCGAGAAAAATCAGGCGATTTTGGCAGATGCCCTAAAAGAGGGTGGATTATGATTCGTTTTCGCTTTAAGTGCTTGACTTTGTTAAAGGAATTGCCGTTTTTCTGTGCGCTTACCCTCTCTGTAAAGTATTCGGAATTAGTTTAAACCGAATTATCATACGCCTGTAAAATATCTAACCTATTGATATTAAACGTGTAAATAATCATGTTTTTTGTAAACTATTGACTGTAAAATAAGCGTTTTGAAAGGTAAAAAATGGAAAAAGTTGTCGCCTATTATCGGACCTCTTCGCAAGTCAATGTTGGCGAAGATAAAGACTCAAAATCCCGGCAAAAAGCAGCCGTTGATCGGTATGCAGAAAAGCACTCGATGGAGATCGTCGGAGAATACTATGATGCTGCCGTTAAGGGGGCAGATCCAGCAATGGAAAGGCCCGCTTTTAAGAAATTATTCTGGGAAATAAGAGACAAGGGCATTAGGACAATTTTAGTCGAAGCGCCTGATAGATTTGCCCGTGACCTTATGGTTCAAATGAATGCCCTGGCTTTTCTAAAATCACACGGAATTTCCGTTATCCCGGTGAACGCCCCTGATGCTTTCGATGATGAAACACCGACACAGAGATTTCTTTCGACAATGCTTGGAGCCATTGCCGAGTTCGAAAAAAACCAGCTCGTTTCCAAGCTAAACTCTGGAAAAGAAAAGAAACGAGCCATAACTGGACGCTGTGAAGGGCGAAAACCTCCTCCAGCAGAAGCAGTTGCAATGGCAATAAAACTTAGAAATCAGGGTATTTCTTTGCGAGAGGTCGCAGAAACGATGAAAAATAATGGTTTCACGGTTCTTGAAAAAGGCAAGCCAACAGGTCGGCCATACTCGGCTGGCTCCATCAAATACATGATCGACAATTTAGGAGAATAAAATGGAACTTAGAAAACTTGCAGACAATATCGGCGGCATAAAAATTAGAACCAGTGGTGGCATGACATTAATCTTGATGGATGGTGATAAAGTTTTTTCATTTGAAAACAGCAGTCCACTTCAAAAAGACAAACTGATCGAGGCATACGAGGCTGGTGATTCTGATTTCGTTTTGCTCTTGGCTTGGACAGGACAATACAAAACCGACATTTTCGAGCTTTCACAAGAAGATCTCGATAAGCACTACAAATAACAATCCATGAAATTTCTAAGAGGAGAAAATAAATGGCTACAATTGAAGAATACCACAAAAATATCCGTGAAGAGAGAAAGGGCAAGCTTTCAACAGTCAAGATTGAATTTCTTGCGGGTACCGATTCTGCTTCGGCTGCAAAAATTGTTTATGATCTGGCTTGCGAAAGCAGAGCTGACGTTCAGGCAGAGTTTAACGATAAAGTTATTATCGTGATGGATAAAGATATGTTCAATCGATTTGGTGCAAAGGCTCTCAAATGAAAAATCACGTGGAATATCCACCATCAGATCACTCAAATATATTTGAGATTCTGTCTGCTAAATATCAAGTCAGAAGGCTTCCAGAAGAATTTCTGGAGCGTTGCAAGCGCATGGGCATTACAGACCTAAAGGGGATAATGACTTATTGGACCTGTGGGGAATAATGGCATTCAAAAGCATAACCTTTAAAAACAATTACGAAGCAATACGAGCTGCTGGTGTTGACATTGACAAACTGCATGAAAATCAAAGGTTGATGAGGCTTGAATACGAGCGTGAGCATAACCCTGAATATTTCAGGAAAACTATGGCTGACTATATTGTAGAGGGATTAAAATAACCGTTGCTTTCCTCTAAGCAATGGTTCATAAATAACTCAATGTAATTTTCATTGAGGATTTACCATGTCTTACAAAAAAATACCCGTAGTTCAACAGCTGCTTATTTACGCTGCATGTTTATCAATCCCATACTTTATCGGCGTGTTTATATGCTGGGATTGGTTTTTTCTTGATTTCAGCTCTAAGACATCTCGCGGTGCAATTGTCTTATATGGCGGCCTGATCGCCATGATATTTGTTTGTATTGCTAATCTAATAATGATCAACCTAAATCACAAAAGAGGCGGTAAATGAACGAACTAGCCTTACCCCGGAGCATAGCCGCTGTTATCGAAGAATATGATTTGAAAGTTTCGCAGATTAAAGAAACTATTGCGGCTTTCGAAGCAGCTGGAAACGATCTCAAAAACGCATCGACCGTTGGCGGCACTTGGGGGAATACAACTCTTGACGTTGGATCTGTATGGGATAGCACGATGGCTGCATCTCTTCTCAAATCTGCATGGCAGCATATTTACGATGGCTTGAACATTAAGCGGATAGCAAGCGCAGCTGATAAGCGTCGTTTCGATCAGGCTATGGCGTCACCAGCTCCATTCACCATGGATAACATACGCGCCACCTTCGGACATTTTATCGCAGATCCTCGCGCAAACATTCTTCGCGGATTGGCAGAAGTTTTCTGTGATCTCGATCAGGCTTACAAATCGCACGACAAGGTAAAGATTGGCGTGTCCGGATTGCCGAAGCGTATCATCTTGACCAATGTTGGCGGGTATTCTTCTTGGGGCCGTGATCGCCTTGAGAATGTTTTAAATGCTCTTGCTTCCTATCAAGGTAAGCCGCTTGTATCGCATGGAGAAATGGAAGCTATTCTTACAGATGGAACGGCTCTTAAATCTGGCGGTGTTCATAAAAAATATAATCGTAAAACTTATGAATATGAAGATGCTCCGACACCTGCCAGAGGCGTGACACTCAAACGCTTTGGTAATGGAAACGGACATCTCATATTTGAGCCTGACACTTTGCGAGATATCAACATGGCGCTTGCCGAATACTATGGCGACGTTCTGGCTGACTGTTCTGATGATAAGCCTACCGAGAAGCAAGCCAGTACAGCAGTATCGAAAGACCTGCAATATTATCCGACGCCTGTAAAAGTCGTAAAACTTGTTATGGACGATATTTACAATATCAAAGGCGAAAGAGTTCTAGAGCCATCATGCGGCTGCGGTCGCTTCCTCGACGCTATTAGAGCAGCTGGCGGCAAAGCATACGGCATTGAAGTCGATACGAAACGCGCTGCGGAATCCAAGAACAAAGGCCACAATGTATATTGCGGCAACTTCCTCGAAACTGTCCCGACCGGAGACTTCGACCGAGTGATAATGAACCCTCCTTTCTATGGCCTTCACTACGTCAAGCATGTTCAACACGCCATGAAGTTCTTGAAGCCAGGAGGAGTTCTGACAGCCATCCTGCCTGTGACAGCTCGATACGATCATCAGCTGCTCGACGGTAAGTGGAGTGATTTGCCTGTCGGATCATTTAGCGAAAGCGGTACCAATATAAACACCACAGTTTTAACGATACGTAAGGAGCAATAATGTCTAGCATTAAACCAGTTTCATTCGCCTTTAGAAACAAAGCCGGAGATAAGTTAGATTTTAAATGCAAAGTTTCTGTTTCTACAGAGGGTACTTTCACTTTTACGCTTCCAGATTTCCATGGGGTTAGCGATTTCGTACAAGTTGTAGATGAATTGATTAAACAAGATTACAAAAAAGATCATGCTTTGCGGCTCTATGCTAATACCAGAACTGATTTTGGACGTGAGTATTATCAGATAAAAAGTGAAACACTAAAAGAAGCGCAAGCCCTTATCTATCAAGCCGGGAATGAATATCTTAAATCTAGCACTAATGAAGAGTTGGTAATACTTTATAGGTACGTAGGAGATGTTTCATACTGCTCGGATGGGATAAACATTTTTGCCAATGGCAACGACGCACAGGATAACTCTCCCGTAAAATTTGATGATTTTTATAAATCTGATTACGAATGGAGCAATGAAAAAAATCAATCTTCCAGTTTTCGTGGCATTAAGTTTTTTTCAATTGGAATGGCTGCAAGAGTTTACAATAAAAAGGCTTTTAAGAGAGGTCCAGCCGTCAGATACGAATACGATAATCCTATACACTCCGAACACCCAGAATTTCCTAATGGTCACCATCACGCCATTAGTTGGGGAGAAAGGCTAAACGCTTTTTCACATCTCGAAGGTCTTAAACCTGACGACCACGGCGTAAATGAAATGCCATATTCAATTGAAGCGGCAAAATTCTTTTATGACTTTATGATTGGTCTTTGCTCTCTTAATAATAAATTGCAGTTTTTCTTTGGTCAGGGCGTCCCACTACTTGAGCAAATAAAGAAAGTTCAGAATTTTAATTTAATCGGAAATAGTAAGGAGCAATAATCATGGCTGAATATTTCACGCCACCATATGAACAGTTCAAAGCCGCTTTCGATGAAATCAGAAAGGCTTTGTTTAAATTGGCCGTTGATAAGAATTATGAGGACGCTGTTTTCGTACCGGCCATGATATCGGTTGCAGCCAACCTTTCCGTTTTAGCAGATAACACTGACGAAGAGCTGATAGAGCAGTTTAAAAACTGTCTGCTCGACGCCAGAACCCGGAACTTACAACGCAAGGAGTCAAACTAATGTCTAAATATCAACAAGCCATGGCATTCGCCATGAAGAAACATGACGGCCAAACTCGTAAATACACCGGAGAGCCGTACATCAATCACTGTGCCGAAGTCGTCAGCATCCTTGAGGATTATGGCCACAATGATGAAGATCTGAAAACCGCCGCCATTTTGCATGATGTGGTAGAAGATACCGACGCCACATTTCAGGACATCAAAATAATGTTCGGCAGAAAGGTCTGTCAGCTGGTTTTCTTTGTGACCAATCTTGTCGATAAAGATCAGGGTAATCGCAAAACACGCTTCGAGCTGAATATCCTGCACATCGTTAGTACGCCAGATATAGATCCTTTGCTGATCAAGTGCGCTGATCTTATCAGCAATACAAAATCAATAGTCGAGCGCGATCCAGATTTTGCCATCGTTTACCTTGCGGAGAAGCGTGAGCTGTTGAGATTGATGGCGCACCGTCACAGCGAGATAACTCAATACCCAATTTTCAATGAAGCCTGTCGTTTAGCTGGAGGAAACCTATGAGCCGACAACTGAAAAGACAAATGCTTCAAGACATGAAGCGATCAGCAAGAAAAACCAGCGCACCTTATCCAACAAACGAGCTGCGTGAAGTTCCTTTTGAAGAATGGAGCGAAGAGCAAAAACAGGTAGATGGACGACCCGAAAAGGTTTTCCGGTCGCGCAAATTTATTGCACAGATTTATATCGAGCCAGATGGCCATATCCGCATATCGGTAAACAAAACGACGCTGAACCGTAATGGAGATTATGAAGATGGGATAACATGGGACGATCTATACACGATCAAGAATCAGATCGGGTTCTCAAAAAATGACTGCATCGAAATATATCCGGCGCGGCACCATCTTGTGAACGTCGCAAACATGCGTCACCTATTCGTTCTTGATGAAACGCACCCTTATAATTGGAGAAAATAATGTCTGACAAACCGGAAGCTTTAAAATACTTTAAGCCGCCATTCAAATATGAACCAATGGGCCAGACGATTTACTGCGTCGGGCATAACGGTCACAATTCCATGGCTTTGCAAGTGCGCGGCTGGGGTAATCTTATTGGAGGTGGAGCCGAAGCTCTCTCTGCTGATAAAGCTGGTCCTATTCAGGACGAATTTGGCCAGTGGGTTGCCGACGTTCTTAATAAAGCGATTGAGCCATGATATCCGCAAGCTTTAGAGCTAAAACGCTTGAACGCGCCGAGGAGCTGAGAGATGCGGCACATAAAGGTTACATTGGCATCACGCAAAACAAGTTCTTTGTCTTTTTAACTTTCAAATCACAAGAGCAATACTCTGAATGGAGAAGAAATGTCCGAAAAAATAACTGATATCCAAGTCGCGCTCGATGATGAGGACAGCTTCGACCTTCACGCCGATATCGTCCAGGAGGCGCTTGAGTTCTACAAGTCGTTTCTCGAACAGGATTACCGCCAAAGCATTGCCTATAGAAATGGCTATGAAGAAGGCTACGTGGCTGGGGCAAGGAATGAAAAAGATCTGGTATCCATCCCCAAGGTCAAAGAGCGTATAGATCTCTGGTTCCCGTATGAAGGCGTCGATGATGCTGGATTAAAAGAATTCATTGCCAATGTGCAGTATAGCTGGTGGCACAAAGGCGGGAAAGATAAACACGGTCACTTGCTGATTTTCCTACGCGACGACAAAAAGACGTTGGCCGCGATAAGATGCAACTCGCATAAAGCTTACAGCAAACTTCTGGAGATCCTTAGAACCGACATGGAGCAGATATGACCGAAAGGCTGAAATGCTGTATCGACAGGTGCAACCGGACGACCAAAGAATACCCGCTCGATAGCGAATACATCTGCCAGGTCCACTGGAGTTGGATTCCGAAGAAGAAACGGGCCGTATATACCCGCGTCAAGCGCCGGTTCAGGAATAACCCTACCGAAGAAAACCGCGCAGCTGCTCGACGGATCTGGGAGAGAATTAAACAGTTAGCGCACAAAGGAATGATGGCATGAAAAGCAACCAGAACGAAGCATACGACTATAAAGGCGCATTAGGATATTACGATAGCCCAGACCAAAAAATGGGTGAAGCCCCTGTTAACCCGCCTATAGATTTGCCATGTCCTTATTGTCGGTTTCCAATGAGTGAAATGAATATCAGGACACATGGTTTTATGAATGCAAAAAGCAGATTGAAATCTTTCTTTTATCGCACCCACAAAACCTGCGACGAAAAAGCATCATCTGCTGAACAGGAACATGTTTTTAATAACATGAGCCTTGCCAGCGAAGCGGTGAATGATTGATGACTCTTACGATCAATGGACATTCCCTCGGATTTCTTTTGGCGTGTAAGAAGCTTCCAGATATCAAGCACCCGGACGTTACAAAGGCTGAATTCTGCAATGCTTACGGTTATCAAGTTTATAACAGAGGAGAAACTAAGATCGACGATGAAACTGGATTGACGTATGATAGCAGTACCTATGAATATATCGTTGGTGAAAACGCCTATAATCGAACCCTTAAACATTTACGGAGCCGCAATGCCGAAACTCAAAGACAAGTTCAACAACCCGCCTCGCCTGATAACATCTGAATACCAGCTGCACCAGATCGGCAGGATCTTGGATAAGCGCCTGATCGATAACCGCGCCCAGCGAGAAAATAAGCCGCAATAACAAAAACCCCAGCCGATTAAAGCTGGGGTTTCCGTTTTCAAAGGTTCACGTAAGAGGAGATAGAACTATAACCCGTCCTGGCTTTTTTCTCAAGCAACTTTCAAACTGACGGCAGCTGTTTTGCCTTTTTCAGTTTGTAGTTCGTATTCAACGACTTGGTTTTCATTCAGACCGCGCAGACCGGATCTTTCAACGGCTGAGATATGAACAAACACATCTTTGCCGCCATCGTCGGGCTGAATGAATCCAAAACCTTTTTGGGTGTTAAACCATTTTACTTTGCCTTTAGCCATTAGCGCCTCCTGTAGATTCGACAGCCGCTTGAACAGATCCGATACCTTGGATGATCTTTTCAGGAGCTTCTTCGACTTTCAGGCCGCTCTTCGTCGTAAGCTCATAAAGCTCATCCGAATTTACAGCTTTGCTGGTGAAGCGTTCAGCAACGACAAAATCGATTGCCGCTTGGTTACTCTTCGCTTTTATCAGACGTTGGCCTTCTGGGCCGTTTACTAGACAGATCATAGTTGTAGTCCTTCGTTAAAGTTTCAGTGCTGAACAGGACGGGGATTCTAACCCCGTATTACGCTGGGCCTCCAATCCTAATGTTTTTTGCCATTAGGTTGTCCAGCTTTGCCTTTCGACTTTCAGCGTCTAACTATTCCGCCACCTGTTCATAAAAATCCCCGCCGCTTATAGATTAGACGGGGACTTCAAAAAACGGGCGCTTATTTCTTAGCGGCAACTTTCTTGGCCGGAGCCTTTTTTGTTGCTGGTTTTTTAGTTGCAGTTTTTTTAACTGCTTTTTTTACTGTAGCGGCCATAGGTGTCTCCTGTGAGGCTTGGGTTAAAACTCAGTTACGCAGTAAGGATAGGCCAATTCTTTCCGTTTCCGGTGTTCCGAACCTGTCCATGTCTGCTGTGCGAGGCGTCTTAGATCATCCGAGCCAATGGCTTCATTCGGACCAGACCGCACCGCTGGGCATTGGTTGGAGGCCAAGGGACTTACACCCATTCCGGTCAGGCTTTCGCGCAATCCTGAACTACCTCAAACCCACTACACACAGCATACAAAGAAAGGCGCTGGTCCTCTCACCAGCTAACCAGAGATCCTCCGGTCGTCACGCCTGAGATGAGGTGGCGTTCCCCCTGTGGTAACGGCTCCACAGCCCTACTCGTTCAGCTCCCCAGATATCTTCACCGACTTATTGCTTATGTCGGATAACTTAACTGGATCGACGCCTCCCTTTCGCTTGGGTATTTTATTCTCCCAGAACCCCGGCTGACACCATGCCAGCCGGAGCCTTTCTGGGGGGAGAAAGTAGGTGATCCTTTCGGTTCATAAAAATCCCGGTCGGCTTGAACCGGGATTTCAAAGAAACGACCGCCTTATGAGGAGGCTTGATCTTGTGGTTTGTTAAGATCTACTTCTTCATCAGTAAATTTTGTCGCGCCTTCTTCAACGTAATCATTATCAACTGGTGGTTGGGTTTCTGTCGCAGCTGTCTCTGTTGATGCTTCGGAGGATTCCGTTGCTGGAGCTTCATCTGCTGGCTTGTCTTGTTCGTTATTCATGTATATCTCCTTTCGGGAGGGTTGGGGTTAAAGGTTAGGCAGACTTACCCACGAATAGCGGGGCTTCTGTTCCCGCCTCAACTTCGGTAATCGTCTGATCAAAAGCAGCTTCCAACATTTTATCAACGCGGTAAAGTTCGTAGAACCAGACAATGCGACCGCTAGATTTACGGTAGCGCAGTTTGACGATAATGCGCTGTTGTTCTCCAGCTTCAAACATTGGAACCGTGATAACAAAGAAATCGGGAATAGAGATTTCATTGTTATTGGAGTCCTTGTGCTGAACACTGAACTTGATCTTGCGTTCACCGCTGGAAGGCTTGTAGCTCTGCTCGATAGTTTCATTCGAGTAGATAGCCAGTTCACGCGCCAGAGAAAGGATTTCCAGAGGCTCTGCAAACTTGGCTGACAGATTTGCCATGGATTCTTTTTCGATAGAGCTGGCAACAGAGATTTCGCCAATGTGATCTTCCAAGAAAACAGCAAATTCTTCCTGATCCATTACTTCGCCATTTGTCTTGAGCCATTTAGCAAACATGCTGGAGATCGGGAATTTATACAGCAGCTTGTGTCCACCGTTAGAAGCTTCCGTATTAACAGCCGTCGCTGGGTGAAAATCAAGAATTCCCGTGAGGGAAGCGTTTATGCTGTTGTCAGTGATAGATGCTTCCGCAAACACCACAGACTCAGGAGCCTTGAAGCGATTGAAAAGTGCGATAAAAGAAGATACGCGGTGAACAGTATGGGTTCCTGTTCTGCGATCAGGCTTGATTTTGTATTCATCGATAATTGTTTTCGCACTTTTCACTTCCATGCCCTTTGGCACAAAAATGACAGCAGCCTTAACGCCATTGATGTCGATCTCAGCAATATCAGGCGATATATTGTCGATAACTTTTTGAACCAGCTCAGATGATGGGTAGCTTTTTGCTGGTTCTTGTTTTTCTTGTAATTCGGCAGTCATGTAAATTCTCCTTGAGAAAATTGTTTTTTAAAAATTAAGCTTGTTCACGGGCAGCGCGTTGACGGGCAACTTCATCTTCCAGCGTCAGCTGACGAGGGTTCTCACGCAGTAATCGACCATTCTCACCAGCGAAGAACATGCCAGCACGACCAAGAGGAACTTTAGGGTGCTTTTCATCGACGCTTGGGTAAACTTCAACAACTTTATCTTTCTGGTCCATTGAAAGTTTCAGCTTGAGAGTGATGGTTGCTTCATGTCTACCGCCCCGACTAGCGCAAGCATCTGATATCTCGGTGACGCCTTTAGCAAGAGCGTCTGTAAGCATCTTGTTTATAGCGCCATCCTGCAATCGCAGCATGAATGAATGGAAAGAATTTAGATCTTGGTCTTTATGGTCAGCCATTATGGTTTCCTTGGTTCGGTTAGTTGAGAATTGGCATGTTACTCGTTGCTTTTAGAAAAGCAATAGAAATCTTCAAATCTTTTCACAGCTATTTCAAAATATTCCTGATCGCGTTCTATGCCGACAAATTCCTTGCCTTGAGATAAAGCTGCTATGCCTGTACTTCCGGTCCCCATGAAAGTATCAAGTATTCGATTACCGTTAATGTTTTTGACAATTTTGTTCATAACCTCTAGCGGCTTAACGGTCGGGTGATCAAATTTAGATTTTCCATTGGTGGTGCGAATCGTGCGCTTTTTGTCTGCAAGTTCTCCGACTGGATGGCCACCGTTATTCCAGGCAAAAATATAAGGTTCAAGATCTGCTTGGAAATTTTTGTTTGCTACTGGCATAGGATTCGATTTCTCCCATGTGCATAAAACGTGGCGCTTAAAGCTTCCGGCTATAAATGGCAAAAGCTTATGCAGCTGATCGTTATGGCAGAATACCGCGAGGGAACGGTAAAGCAGCGGATTAATTATTCGGTGGTCGAAACCCTGATCCAGACCTTTCTCGATAATCTTTTCAAGACATTTCCGCTCTTTCCGCATTTTGCCGCCGCCAGATGTTTTAAAATCGTACTGCGGATCTGTGACAAGGCCATCGAAGAAACCAAGTGTAGGCGCAATCTCGTAAGCGTCGCCCAGGTACAGAGTTGCATCACCGATAACGACCTTCATGGCGTAATAGCCTCTTTGGCTGCCCAAGTATCAGCCGCCTCGCGGGTTTTGAAGCCAGCGACGTAAACCAGCCCATCATCCCGTCCAAAGGCCTTGTGATGCGGTCCATGGTCCTGAAACCAGCAAAACGGGTAAAACGGGCATAAGATCTGCCCCAAAATCCAATTATCGACCGCGACAAGAGTTTTCATAGAATGGTATTTTCTTCCGTTCCCGGCTCGATTATGTCGTCCGGAACCGAGAAAGACCTCCGTATGGCATTTTTGAGCTGGTATGGCATGCCCTTAATTTCGCTCCAGAGCCTCACCTGATCGTCTGGAGTAAATTCAGGCCACTTTCTGCCTTCGTATGGGTCAACTCGCTCAGAGGGTGGTTTTTTGGCAATCTGTGGGGCGGGATTTGCCAAACGCTCAAGCTGGAAGCGGTAAGATTGGGTTTTTTCCAGCATCCTTTTCAATAATTCGCCAGTCGGCAAAGGCCACGGATTTTCGGGTGTAGCCTCCTGCCATGCCTCGTCGCAAACCGCGCATACCGCTATCAAACTGACCTGATTTTTGACTATGGCGCCGGAAAGGTCGGACAGGATAACCCCGGCTTTCGATGCTTCGATGCGCGGGTAATGCGCCAAAAGCCTTGTAATCCAGTAGGATGCCTCGCTATACGTCGCCGGTATCGTGGTCCAAGCCAAGCTCTTTACGGCGTTCTGGGCTAATGTCTGGTTGGTGGGTTCGATCTGCCAAAGCTTTAGAGAGCGCAGATTCGAGAGAATTATCGGAAGCTCTTCCATGTTTGGGCGCGTCGATGGCTGGAAGCGTGTAATCGCGGAGGTAGCCTTCGTCCCTGATCCATCGGAAGAAATCTGGTTGTTTTTCACCTGTTCGATCACAGTATTTGCGATATTTGGTAATGCCTCGGCCAATGATTTCATAATCTGATCCTTTTTCTTTGAGTTTTTTGAGAAGTTCGTCTTTGGCTTTGCCCTTGTGGCCTTTGTCCCGGATGGCAGGGTAATTATGCCAATAACGTTCGAACAGCTGATCAAATAATAATTCTGTTCCGTCAGGCATTTTGAAAACACCGCTCACGGCATCCCCCTTGGGGGTAGGGGGAGAAGATACTTTAGTATCTTCTTTATCTAGTTCTGATTCTAGTAGGTTACTTTTTCGGCTTTTGCCATTGATTTTATTAGGTTTTGCCTCTTTTTCAGCTCGAATTCGGCGTGAATTCAGCGCTTTTTCAGACCTAATTCGGACATCTTTCAGCACGTTTTCTGCCCGATTATTGACCAGGTACCCTTCCTCATCGACCCGTAATTTTCCCATATCGATCAGCCGGCCAACCACGGCTTTTGCCAGTCTCAGGGAGCAATTTGCAGAATTTTTTATGAGGTCATAATCCTGTCTCAGACGGCCACGGTGAATGTAAAGCAGCATTATGATCTGGACGTAAACGCCTCGATCCTCTGGTGAAAGCTGCATGGTTCCGGTGAGAAACTGGTGCGGGTAAAGATCTACCCTGAATTTATCGATTTCCATATTGTCCCTAGAAATTTAAAGGTTGGCTGGCTCTCTACCGGCTAGGGACCGGCTTCGACTTGAGCAGGGAGCTACCCCGACCAGCCGCCGTATGATTTACGATTGCTTCTCGTAAGTCAACGACATGTTTCTAAACGCCAGCTCGTTTCAAAGCAGCTTCAACAATCTTGAAGGTTTTTTCTGTGGGTATCATTTTTAGGCTGGCAGCCCTACACAGATTTGCTTCGTAATTATTTAGCTTTTTATAACGACGACAGAATTCAGCTTGGCTGTATGGCAGCTTGTCTAAACGCGCTTTCCACAGCTTTTGCAGCTCTATTCGTTTCGCTTGCGCTTCAAGTCTCTGACTTGGTGTAATTTTGATTGGTTTTTTCATACCCTCAATATTATCTATTGCTCATAAAAGGTCAATGTCTTTTTTGTGTTGCTTTCTGAAAAGCAATGAACTAGATTGAGAATATCAAAACATTAAGAGGATCTAAAATGACTAAGCAATTAAACATTATGGACTATGTTCCAGATGCCGAAGAAGCCATTGACGCAGTAACTTCTGCCATGGGAGCTAATAAAAACGAATCATCTGAGCAGGAACCAGCCGAAGCGGGTGCGCTAGTGGTTTTGCCTAAAATCACATCTGTAGAAATTTTCTCAAAAGAAAAGGGCCTTGACCCAATAATTGCCCAGATACGGGATCGGGTTAAAAGCAAACAGTTTGATGTTAAGACTGAAAAAGGTCGTGCCGAAATAGGATCTGTTGCCCGTCAAGTTGGTGTTGCCAAACAAGGTATGGTGAAAATGGCTAAGGCTCTCACAGAAGATTGGAGAGTTAAAACCAAGGCCGTCACCAGCGAAACTTCCCGCATGGAAAAAGAGATGGACGCTTTGCGGGATGAAATCTTAAAACCTCGTGATGAATTCTTAGAGCGTGAGAAAAGCCGCGTTTCCGACCGCACAGATAGAATTGATCAGATCAATCAGCTGGTAGCCGTTATTAATTCGCTTGATGCCATGGACCTTGTTGAAATGCGTGATCGACTTGTCCAGGTTGATAACCTTGCTGCCTTCGATTGGCATGAATTCAAAGACGATGCCATTAAGGCCGCCGATGATGCCAGAAGAATTATTTCAGAACACATTGTCAAAAAAGAAAAATACGATGCGGATCAGGCCGAACTTGCGGAATCACGCAAGAAGCTGGCTGAACAGGCGAAAAAAGATGAAGAGGCCCGGATCGCAAAAGAAGCGCGTGAAGCTGCTCTTGCCAGCGCCATAAAAACTATTGAGGATGCCGGTAACATTCCAGATAATTACACTTCCGGTCAAATCTCTGTTGTAATTGATAACGTCAATAAAACTTTCAACACGACTAAATGGGAAGAGATGGGCGATAAGGCCGATGATGCCTACAACAAGGTAGCGCCAATTCTCCAAGATAAATTTAAGGCCGCACAGAAGGCCGAAGCTGACGAAATCGAGCGCCAACAGCAGGAAGCTGAAACCAATCGCTTAAATGCGATCAGGGAGAAGCTGAAAAACTTTGTGTTCACGATACCGGAAGTCGTAACGTCGGCGCAGCTGGAAGCAAAAATAACCACGATAACAAGCTGGTTTGATAATAATGATTGGCAGGAGCTTAAAGCGGAGGCCCAGACCGCGTATGATGCGGCCCTGAAATCTCTGCAAGATACGCTTGTGACCGTTAAAGAGCGCGAGGACAAAGCTGAAAAAGCCCGTCAGGATCAGATTCAAAAAGATGCTGATGCAGCTGCCCAGAAAAAAGTCGATGATGCAGCCGCAGCGAAAAAGAAAATAGACGACGCTGCTGCTGAAAATATTCGTATTGCCGACGAAAAGCGGAAGAACAATCAGGCTCACAATGCCAAGATAATTGGTGAGGTTCTTTACGATCTGGAAGCCGCTGTTCAATACAATCCTGCAAACGACGACGCTTTAAAAAGTGAGCGGCTTAAATTGAAAATGATCGCTACGGCTATAGCAGCTGGAAAGGTTCGTCATGTCAGCATCAAATATTAAAAAGTCAAAACCTAAAGTTCGTAGTAAACGGGAATTTCCCATGACAAAAGAGGAGCTTGATTATTGGCTTCCCGAAATTAGGACAAGTATAGCTGGTGTTTATGCTCATCTTGGAAATCCAATAGATGAAGCTTGCGAGGAACGAGATGAAGAAATTTCGGCATTTGAAAAGATCGTAAGAGCTGCTTCAAAGCATTGGGGATATGATAAATGACAGCCGATAACATCACTATCCCGCTTAAAGGCATTTACTTCAACCAAATAAAGGCAAAGCAAAAGCCTTTTGAGTATCGCCTTGTAAACGATTTTTGGACAAAGCGCCTAATCGGAAAAACTTACAAGACTGTGACTTTCACTCTGGGCTATCCACCAAAGCACCAGCGCGAGAAACACCTTGTGGCACCTTGGCGGGGAGATCCGCAAATTGTCGAAATAACCCATGAAGAATTTGGGCCAGATCCGGTCCAAGTTTACGCAATCCCAACTCATTAACCATCAACTGCAAGGAGCAGACACTATGCCACCAATCACTTCAAACCAAATTCTCAGCGGTATGCTAGAAAAGATTTATCACGCCGATCCGTGTGAAACTCCATCTTTATCATCTTCTATGGCAACCACATTGATTAACGCCACAGAAGAAGAAGCCATGCTTAATAGCAGACGACTTAATCCAAATTACAATGAAGAAGATGAAAAATCTTCCGATGCTATGGATCTGGGTACCATTGCTCACGATTTTATTCTCCGTAACGGCCAAGCGCATAAAGTTTATGAAATTGCTCCTTTCAAAGATTTCAAAAGTGGAGATGCAAAAACAGTTAAGGCAAATATTCTAAGCCGTGGATTAATTGCTTTAAACGAAACTACAGCAGAAAAAACTTTGTCTAAAGTAAAAGATATGAGATTAGCCTTGTTGAAGCAAACACAAGAGCATGACGAATGGCCGATGTTAATGCATAAGGGAAAAGGAGAGCTGTCAGCTTTTGCTTATGATGAAAAATTAGGCATATGGCTTCGCGCTCGTTTGGATTGGTCAGACGACGATCTTAGATATCAAGACGTGATAGTTGATTACAAAACGACTTCCAGCACTTTCGATAAATGGGAACGCGATCTTTGGAACGACGACAAACATTTACAGGAAGTACATTACAGAAAAGTAATGTCAATTCTGACTGGAAAGCCATTCAGATTCATATGGGTAGTACAGCGCACAGTTGCTCCGTATCAGATTCGCATTATAAAGATTGATGAAAGCTTGCGTGAAGAAGTTGACGAAACATATTTGATGGCCTCAAAACGCTTTGCAAACTGTCTCAAAACAGGGAAATGGCGCGGTCAGGTACCAAAAACATTCCATACCTACCCGCCAAAGTACATTCTCGATAAGTGGGAACTACGCAAACTGAACCTTGAAATTCAGGAAAAAGAAGAAGCTGACAAAGCAAAAGCTCCAGCTGCTCAAATGCCTGACGATATAACGATTGCCGGATAAGGAAAACCGATACCATGCCATTTACTGTTACTAAGGCTGCACCAATCAGCCAACGCCTATTAATCGCTATCGGAGGCCCACAGGCCTCCGGTAAGACTACCACCGCTTTGATGCTTGCCACAGGCATTACGCAGGTGACTAAGGGCAGAATTACCATGATTGATAGCGAAAGAAAGCGCGGTTTGACGTATGCCAAAAACTTCGATTTCTTTCATATTGATCTGGAAGCTCCATACGGTCCCGATAGATATGATGAAGCTATCCGTTTTGCAGAGGCTCAAGGCTACGCCAATGAAGGCGACGTTCTTATTATCGATAGCATGAGCCATGAACATGAAGGTCCAGGAGGAGTTCTGGAGCTACATGAGAAATGGCTTGACGAGAAATGCACAAAAGATAATGGGCAGATGGACTGGAAAAAGCGCGACGGTCTTAACATGGTCGCTTGGAATCATGCGAAAAAAGGCCGTAAGCGTTTGATCCACTACACGCTTGCCCAGACTAAAGCGCACGTTATTCTTTGCTTCCGGGCTAAAGAAAAAGTTGCCATGGGGAAAGACGATAATAACAAAACTGTTATTTCTAATGACGGCTGGCAACCAATTGGCGGTGAAGAATATTTCTTCGAGATGAGTATTGCCATTATCCTGCCGCTCGGAGCTGCCGGTAAGCCAGACTGGACAGAAAAAGCCGCTCGTATCAACGAGATTGGCGACGGTCCACTGAACAGGCTTTTAAAGCAGGATAGGCAGGTCAGCGTTGAAACTGGCCGTCAGCTTGCGGAGATCTGCGCCGCTCCGGCACCAGTAGAGCCAGAGAAGCCTAAAAACCCTCTCCAGCCTCTTTATGCGCCAATTCTCACAGGTATTGCAGTGGCCAAAACCGAAGCGGAACTGTGGAAGCTGTACCACGAAACTCACGCTGCAACTCTTGAGAATATCAAGACGCAAAATGCAAACACGCATGCCGGGATCGCCAAGAAATATGACGAAAAGCTTGCGGAGCTGCAAAAAGCCAGCGGAATACCCGTTGATCAAGACAGCTTTTTTGGAGATGAGCAGCCATGAAAGTAATCGCAACGTCAGGCAGAAAAAAATACATCTGCGAAGTCGAACATCACGAACTTGAGAAATTTCTCAATCTTTACTACGACAAGCTTCCAGAGCTTGCAGTCGGAAAAGAAATCGACCTTGGCAAAGGTTACGACTTTGCAATAGAAGCAAAACGGGCCTGTGATAAAACTGCCGACCTAATAGCTGCCAATAAAAATGTTATCGAGACAATTCTCAATGGCATAACTTTTATTGGAAACATTGAACCAAAAGAAGGTGAATCGTGAGTAAAGTAGACACAACTTCAATCGTAAAAGATGTTATCGAAGTTTTTTACCGCTATCAATCCTCTGATCGCCTTGAAAACTTGAATGTTATTGCTGCTATGCTGGGCGGTATTTTTGGTGTTCTGGTCAAATACGCCAATCCAAAAGATTGCATAAATTTCATCAACAAAGCCACGGCAATGATGGGATGGAAGGAACACTAATGAGCTTAATCAAAACACTCCGGAGGATCATGCCTCCGGAAATTCTAATGCCAATGGCCGAAGCTGCGCTGTTCACGGTCGCAGCCGGTTATCCTAATCCTTACAAAGCCGCAAACCAGAATGAGAAACCGATATGACCGACAACCAAAAACAAACGGTGGAATTGCCGAGCCGCACGACTATTGCCAGAGCGATGTTTGACGCTCATTCCCCTATGGGCGATTTTTTAAGCCATGACAAAAAACACATTCAATGGAAATGGGACACGCATAGAGACAAATATCTAAAAATGGCCGATGCTGTAATTTCATTACTAGGTGCCGACCTATCACCGAAACCGCAGGGGCAAATAACACGATATAATTTTCGGATTGATACCGAAGTCATTCCTTTTGTTAAAGCCGTGGAAAATAAAGATGGAGCATGGGTAAAATATTCTGACCTCGCCGCCCTATCCCCTGCGAAACCCGATGCGCTGGAAGCAATAGATGGTTTGGACGACGCTCTAAAGCGCGTAAACATGAAAGGCTCAGACGCTGCTTTGGCGTATAGTGTAAGTGCTGAAATAGCCGATGAGCAAAGAATTTCGGATTGGAAATTAATACTGAATGCCGCTGTTAAACACGCCGCGCTCATAAATTCGGACGCTACACAAGGGAGAGAGGTGGAGGGATGAGAGACGAAACAATCGCATTCATCTTTTTGATTGGTTTCTTTGCACTACTTTTCATCGGCTATATAGCATATTCCATCATTCTTACGTGGCTTGAAATCAGAGGAATAAGAGAATTAAGAAAGGCTTTGAAAGATGACTAACAAACCAGAGTTGCCAAACGAGATGTATATTGCAGAAATATCTATTAAAGGCACAAAGCATTTATATGTCGATAGATACAGGACTAACGGATATACCAAATACATCCGCGCCGATCTCGTGCCGCAAAGACAAACCGCGCAGGGGATAGAGATACCCAATTTAAATGAAGCATTGAAGGTGGCTAAGAGAAATAACAATTTAGGTAATTGCTTAGCGCACGATAAGGCTATTTATGAAGCCGCAACCCGATACGCCGCGCAATCACAGGGGAAAACCAAAGATGCTAGACTTATACCGCCAAAATCACCTCCTTACTGGGTTCGAGAAGAAGAATTTGTCCCTGACTTAGAAGGTGCGATAAAATCACTAAAGGAAACACAATGTAATGCAAACGGCCTATGGTGGTGCTGTGGCGATCAGCATGGTTACGAAACAATAAGGCGTTGCGTAAACTGGTTTATTCTAAACCCACCCCCTCCCGCCGCCATAGGAAAGCCAGTCCATTATACTGATGGAAGCATTAGCCGGGAGATTGAAGAACACCCAGTCGTCATGCCTGTGAATGAAGCGTTGGAAGCGTTAGATAGGATTATTGAGCTAAAGGGAGATGCTTTCGTGCAGGACGAATTTGCAACAATCCGCGCCGCCCTTACCCCTGCCATTGGAGATGGGGAACGGGACCGAGCGTTGGACTGGATCAATAAAATTAGGGCTGAACATGAAGCTCTGGTAAATTGTGGTGGCAGGTCAATGGTTGTTGACCTAGCCCGACACGCTTTTGAACAAGATGCTCCTATATTTGAAACTATTAGCCGCGCCCTTAAATCCAAATCAAGGGACGATCTGGTGGAGAGATCGGAAGTTAAAAAATGACCAGCTTATTTCAACAATCAATTGTCAAAGAGATGCGCGACGATATCGCCAAAAAGCGTGATGAGGGCTGCGTCTGTCCAGTTTGTGAACAATACGTCAGGGTTTATAAACGATCCGTGAACTCGATGATGGCCCGTCAGCTTATACATGCTTACAAGAATTTTGGCGTCGGTGCTTTCTTTCACAATAGCGAGATCGTCATGGGTACGTCAGGAGCCGGTGACTTTGCAAAGCTTGCGTTCTTCGGGCTTATAGAGGCAAAAAAGCATGAAAAAGGCGATCAGGGAAAGCGTACAAGCGGTTATTGGTGTGTCACGCCGAAAGGTTTTGACTTCATTAACAACACTGTCATGGTCCAGAAATACGCCATGGTCTACAACGACGAGGTTCTTGGATATTCCGGCGACCTGGTATCTATCGTTGAATCCTTGAACAATAAATTTGATTATAACGAGCTGATGAAAGGCTGATAATGAAACAAACAACAAAATGCCGTTTTGGATTTCACAAATGGAGCGTATGGAAAATGGCAACGGCTACCGTGATAATACTCTGCAAATGGGAAAGAGAAGAACAAATACAAGTTCGTAAATGCGAGAGTTGCGGTATCATTCAGCACAAGGATATTTGAAATGATGTTTATGGACCCTGTTTGGGATGATTCATTACCGCGACGACCACGCGGTCCACGAAAAAAGCCCAGATCTACGCTGTCGTCAAAAGATCAAGAAAAACGCCGCAACAAAAGGTTGCAGCGTCGTAAATCTCGGAAAGCTAATAAAAAGTAATCAGTGTCCCAATAGCGACCGGCAGACATCGATCTTATCAGCCTGACTTTGAATAAAAACACCGACCTCCTTATCTGAATAAGGAGATTTTGGCTTCTCAGGATGATCGCATTTATTGTACGGATCGTTTGCGAAGAATTCAGCGAGGGTTCGGCAGCCCGTCAATGACAGAGCTGACAATAGGACCAGCGACAAAATCATTATCCGGCAGCTCACGGATTTTCTTGATGTTCTTTTCATGCGTTTTCTCCACTTTTGCGACGTTGGCATCTACTTTCTCTTTGGCCTTATCTAGCTCAGCTTTTTGATCTGCTACAGCCTTATCATAACCTCTCTGCCATATACCGTCGTGAACCTTATACCCCGCATATAATATGGCCGAAAACGCCGCGACGATAAGACCGATTCTGAACCAGATTAAATTTGCTTTTATAAAAGCTATTGGTACTTCAAACATTGCTTTCCTTCATCCTTATGTCCACTGTCCTGTTCCCCATCTTTTCAAGTAGTTTCTAATGTAAGCATCTTCGGCTGGTAGCGGGGGGACGATAAAGAATAAAGCCTCGCAAATTTTTCCTTTGAAAGGGTCTGCTGTTCCGCCGTCCCCCGCACCAAATCTAAATGGGCTGCTACCTAAATTGTTTGCTCCGGTGGAAACTGATCCGGCGGTATCATTAACTAACGAAGTCAACCTTGTCCCGTCTTTTACAAGATTAACCAGCCTTATATCGTTTGTCGGTGCTAGAGTTATGTTTGTCGGATTGGCATTAGCCCCAGCCATACCGCGGTTTAAAGAAACTCCGTCATCAGCTTGAACAAAACCAAAATAAGAGCTTGATCCCGGTTGCTGTTTACATACCCATCCTTTCAACTTGGTCGTATCAGGAACATAGGCAATATATGCAGTTATCGTGGGAGATTGATTCAAAGCGGCCATGCCTGTGGATTCTAAGAAATCGTCTATTCCATCAAAAGATAAACAATCTATGCCGTTTTGCGATGTTATGGCTGGCCGTCTGGCTGCCGTAAGCTGCGGTGCGTGATTGTTATACCCTGAAATATCGTCCCATTTCTGGCAAAAACCTAATGAGTCATTAATACCTGTCTCATTAAACCATCCAAAAAGTCCGAGTATACTTTTAGCTGAGTAGGCTGGGGGAGAGCCGGCGTAACCTGTTCCATCCCGAGAAATTCCAATGCCGAGCGCCCAAGAATTTATGACCGATGCCATTCTTGCAACCATTCGGTACGCAGGGTGTACTGAATCGCCAGTGGGGTAGTTTGCTGTACCGTTAGTATACCACTTGCCAGGGTTAGCCGGATCGTCGGTTACGGTCCGAATGTCTATAAGCGTATCGAATAATGTTCCGGCTTGAGTAACAAGCCAGTCATTATATTGATCGCGTTTAGCGCCAACAGCCCAATTTGCTTTCGTTGTTTGTCCAGCTGCGTCAATCCAGCTATTAGAAGAAGTTGTAGAAGGGCAAATTGTACAAACAGAAACATGAATTCTCTTGCCGTAAGGGCCTATTGTCGATTTCAGATCATTGACAATTGTTGTCAGCGCTGATTGCATTGCGCCTAAAGTCTGATCATTTATATCGTTAAATCCTGTTTCAATAATGGCGTGGGTAGCATAAGGCCACGCAGACTTAACTTTTGTGTAATCCTTCTCGACAACCATTTTTAAGCCAGGTACATCCTGTCCATGGCACGGGATCTGGTTTCCGTTTACACTTGCAAGTCCCCTTCTTATAAAACCTACATTCCCGTTAAAGTCTTGTGTTCCATCTCCGACCCCTGCGGCTATACTGTCACCAATAATTAGAACAGACGGGGTTCTAACATCTGGAACGCCGACAATTAAATTTGGGTAACTAACTGCTAGTCCAGATCCACTACCACCAGCCGGGGTTGAGAAAGTTCCAGTAGCCGCAATTTGGGAAGCACTTATAGGTGAGTTCATAACTGATCCAGAAAATTGTAACCCACTAGCAGGAAAATAATCCGTGGCCGCTGCTAATATATGACCCCTACGAACCCAGAAATTTTCATTAGGGCCTATTGTTAATCCGGGAGTAGAGTCAGAAAGTATGAGTGCGTCACCGTTTATGACATTTTTAGTTCCAGCACTTGACCATGTTTGCAAAGTTGTGGCGGAGGGAGTGATAGTTTCAATACCACTTTCAAAATTATAGTCATTGCCAAGGTTAGTTTCAGGTCCGTTTGCATTTATTTGAGAATAGAAAGCTGATGTCCCAATCATAAGATTTGACCATGTGGCCGCACCTGACCGGTGGGCAGATCTGGTTTGCATTTGGACATCAGATCTAGCGCCACTTGTACCTTGCCTACGATCAGTCGTTATGCGCTGATTGCTTGACATGAATTGAGGACTTGTTGGTATTACTGGAGGAGTAGATTCACCAGTAGCCGCTATTAATCTTCTTCTTCGTCTGTTCAGTTTCATGTGATCTTCTCAATTGTTTTATGGGCAGATTAAGACAATGGTAATATCTGTAGAAGCGCCAGCTCCGGTGATCAGTGGCTTGATCCATTCAGGAGCTTCTAAAATAACCGGCATGTTTGCTTGCGTGGTGAAATCAGTAATAGAGATTTCAACACCGTCCAGAGATTTCAAATTAACGAAGTTAGCTGATCCCGGATTGGATTGAACCAGAGGATCGCTTGATCCTTGCAGTTTTGTAGTAGCTCCGTTTGGCGTACCAAAAATATGCGCAGTTTTATCAGGACGCGCTGGAACTTTTGCCGGTTCAACCGTGTCTCCGTTTTTGATGTTTGCCCAAGTAACTCTTACGGCACCATCATTTAGGGCTTCTACTTTTGCTGCAACTTGTACCATTTAGCTCTCCTTAATATTGAGTTGATTGTTTTATTTACCGTATGCTTTATCTAATTCCTTAGAATTTTGTCTGGCTTGTTTACGAGGCTTGAAGGCTTCGCTTCCCTTAATCTCCTGTTTAAGACGCTGTTTAAGTGTTTTTTCGCTGATCAACACCTGTTTGAAAAGCGGTGCGCCCTGATTATATTCGCGTATTTCGTCCATAATGTCTTTAATCTTTTGCTGATAAAGGGCAGACGCTTCTGTATCGCCCTCGATACTCATTTTCCTGCGCATAGCGTAGGCGCGTGTCAGCTCGGAGTAATAGTTGTTTCTAAGGTTATCGACGGCATGTGAAGCCCTCTGGTCGGCATAAATGCGCTCACGTTCACGCGCTACGCTGGCAGAGGTGAAACCAAACCGCTTTAGCCAGATATCTTCTTTTTCAAGGCTATCTTTCTCGATAATGACTTTGCCGGTGGTCCCGGATCTTACGCCATCCGTTTGCCATTCCTGCGCCGTTAAGACGTTTTTCAGGAAGGTAGGCGAGATATCAGCAATCGCCTGGACGACATTGCCACGGCTTAAACTATCAGCTGCTTTCGCTGGGTTTTCGAACAGCATGTTATACCAGACACCATACAGGTCTGCTTGATCGTCAGGGACAATGTTGCCGAAGCCAAGACGCCCAGACATATCAACATTGAGAAGCGCATAAGGAATACCTTTCATAATTGCATTAGTGGCAGTTGATCCAATGTGTTCAGAGAGCAGCTTGCGCATTTCACTGTCAACGTCCATATCAACGCCTGTCAAACGCTTGTAAGCCGCTTCAAATAGTTTTTGTATATCTTTTTCGAATGGAAAACCTTGATATCCTGCCATTGCCACGACCGCGAAAAGCATGAAGCCAAGCGCCTGACCTGATTTAGCTCCGTGGATTTGTTTCAATCGGTACATCAGCTCCAGAGCTTGCATTGAGAATGATAGGAACTGAAATGGTAAGGTACCAAAACCGCGTGACAATATCGGACGGTTCATTTTACCCATACGAAGCTGAGTGCTGTAAACCGTGTATTCGGCAAAAGCAGCTGCAAAGTTTTTTCCTTCAAGACCTTCGAGCTGCTGACGGCCAAGCTGATCACGGTTAATGAAAGCCATAATCTTCTTTTTGTTTTCAGGCTTGATTGCAAATCTGTAAGCGGAAGTGAATGTCACAAGCCTGTTGACGCGCTCCGGTACCGAGAAGGTCACAGCCAGAACATCTTGAGCGTTGCGGATCTTGCGATCCAGACCGCGCAGGTAAGCCTTGTTTGTGCGTGAGATTGCCATTGCATCGTTAGTTGCCAACGGAATGAACAGGCCTGTCTCATCAGCCAGTTTCAGGGCATCACGAATATCATCAGGAGCTTTATCGAGATTGAACACATCGATCCCGGCTTTCGGAGTGATCATCACAGCTGCATCTTTGTAAGCCCGTGACATCTGCTTGGCGATATCGGCATGGCTGAACATAGCTTTAAACCAAGGAGCCGTTACCATAGCTGGCTGCATGGCGTTGGTTACGCCTGATGCAATATTCCCGGCTAGGTACCAGATAAACGCCATCTGACGAACTGCACCGAATTCCTCGGTCGGCTCGTTGATATACTTCACGTATTTCTGAGCATAATCGAACAGCGTCGGTTCACCGGCTGTCTCGATATCCTTGATTGCCTGATCGAGTTTGTCATTGAACATACGGCGTGATAAGTGGCCAGAGATACTGACAACATAATCATTAAGCGCACGTTCAAAGTCTGCACTGTAGCCAGGAACATCTGACGCCTTGAAAAAATGCTGACGGAACCCGCGACGTTTTAGAGCATCAGAAAGCATACTGCGCAAGCTGCTGTAATCTTTATCGCTCATATCGGAGCTGGCAGCCAAGACATCAAGCTCGTTAAGATCCATTTTCGATTGCAGATCTGTGAAATCTTTCACTTCAAACACATCGATATCGTAACCACTGGCCGGATATTTATTTCTCAGCTCCAGAAGCTTCTCTTTAACAATCTTGTTTTCAGCGATTTTCTCTTTGCGGAAATTCTTGATCTTCGAAACCTCGACGCGCTCAAATACTTTAAGTTCTTTGTCGCCATCCTTCTCACGAACAGAAATACCGACCTGTCCCCAACGCTTGAACGGGACATATCCCTTGCGTTTGGCTGCATCAATATCGTCAAGCATTTTTATAGCCTGTTGCTTACGGGAAGCCTCATCCGGATCTGTTTCTTTTGCCAAAGCCTTTGATAGATCTTCTTTGGTTTTTATGCCGTCTTTCCAGTAACCGAATTCCTCCAGAATAACTTGCTTGTAGGTATCAAGCGCCTTATCCATGGTTTTCCGGACGCCTTCATAGGCCTCGACCTCAATGCCTGAAAGCGTGATTGTCTCACCCATTTTGCTGTGATGCGCTGTGTCGATATCTTCATTCTTCACAACGATCTCGCCATTGGTAGGCTTGAAGTTCTTGCCGCTTAAACGACCAATTTCAATGACTGCATCAATATTCTTTTTCGATACGCCATCGATCTTGTTATACAGATCCAGTGTTTCGGACAGATCGTGAACCAGCTTATCCCTGAACTGCATCATCTTGATCGCTTGCGTGTAAACAGGCGTAAAAGATTTATACAGGGACGCTATCTGGTGCGGGTGTAAGAAGTATGACGAAACTTTTCCCAAGCTTGCCCGGAATCCTTGGTTATATCCGCGCACCGACATCAGCATGTCGTCGGCTTCTTTGAGGGCTTGCTTTTTGTTAAGCGGGAGAGAATACAGAACCTTATCAGGTTTATTCAGGGCAGCGTCATAAATAGGCCCATTATCCTTGGCGTATTTGTCCTTCGCACGTTTCGTCATTTCGCCGCTGCGTACAGCTTCGATGATGTCCTCGGCAGTTTTGAATTCTAACGGCTTGCCAGTCAGGGCTTGACGGATTCCGCGCATGAAACGCTCAATGCGCTTGATAATACGACCGATAGGACCGCCAGCATCGTTGTGATTGGCAATACCGTCTGCAATCGCTTCTTCCGTCAGCTGCTCTTCGGTAAGCTTCTGTGATTTATACCGGCTATCGATATCGAACTCAGTGCGCCATTTTTTTGCCTTCTCGGCCAGCAAATTCCATTCGCCTTTCGTGAAAGCTCCAGCTGCTCGTAAATCGTGTACGACTTCATGCGTCAGAGTGTTCACGACGTTCTCAGCTTGCATGGAAAGGAATATCAGGCCTTTGTAATAAGCGCCCTGTGCGCCAGCCATAAGGCCATCAACTTCGCCTGTGTCATTGACAAGACGGACAGCTGCTTGCGGATATCCCAGCTGCTTGAGCTGCTTGTTAATTTCACCCTCGATCCGTGCTTTTGCTTTCGGATCAACCTCGATCTTCTCGCCGCCCATTCTGAACAGTGGCAAGCCTTCTTTGGCCGCTTGGCGCATTTCTGGCGTGATATCAAGGGAATGAATTTCAAAAGTTTCGTTTCTCTTGCCCCATTCTGCCGTGCCACCAAAAATTCTGGCTATCTCATCACTTCCGTACTGAGAAAAAGCCTCTTTGAAGCTTTTCCCATTTTCCATTGCCTGAGTGATATTCCGCATTGGATTTTCAACAGCAACCCGCGTCAGAGAATATTCCATTTTCTCGCCGGTTATCGGACTCTTGAAAACATTGTTGTGGCCTTTAGAGATATCAAATACTTCTGTTACCTGTTCAAGCGTAGCTTCGGGTCCGCTATAAACCATCTTTCCGGTTCCGACATTTTCATTAAATGAGGTGTCAGAAACTTTTGCGCCAAACTTCTTCCCGAACTTGTTGGCGTATTTGACAAGGATATCGTCGTAGAAGCCTTTCATGCCGGTGCCACCGACTTTTAAATCAACCCCTTGCAGTATCGCAAGATTTTGGTTTTCTAGTTTCTCGATAGCTTTCTCAGTTGCATCTTTACCTATGATATCAGAAAGAGCATCGGCATCTTTGGCAGTTTCGTTAATTACTCTCGTGCCGCCTTTGTCAAATGCTAGAACGCGATATTCACCGCCAACTTTATCAACCTCTATTTTATCAACGTGTTTGCTCAGGTCATAACGCTCATTTTGCTGCTCACCAGTCGTCCAGGCTACACGGTCATAGCCCTGATCTGCCGCCATCTGCACAACGCGACGGAAGGCCATTTCGTGCCATGATTTTTTGAATGGGGCATCAGGAACGCCGATTTCGTCGCCCATTTCCGCTTCTTTCCAAATGGCACTAACGGCTTCTTCTCGGCTATTATATATGCGAGAACTTACATCTGGCCCTTTGAATCTCCATTTCTCAGAAGCGTCTTCTGGTACAGGGAAACCATCAGCTCTATCTTCGGCATTTACGTCTATAAGGGTGTAGCCGTCAGGAATCTCTTTTTTGGTTTTATACCCCTTTTTCCGGCCAGCCTGATGCCAGTCAGATTGTATTTCCTCAACGAACAAAACCTTTTTGCCATCAGCGTCGGTGCGGTCGTTCAGGCGTACATGTGTCAGGATATTGCTTTGATCAAAGTGAGATGAACTGAATGTTTCTTTGTCGCCAATAGTGTGAGTATCGTACATTCTTGCATCAGGATATTGCGCGATAATCTCTTTGATCTTATCAAACTGGGTTTGAGTGAAATTGGTAATATGGATTTCTGGCCTGTCGGAATCTCGACCATAATCAAGATCTTCCATGCCTTCTGAGCTTATATCTCCCAGAATATCATCAAGAACATCGTGAGGACCAATGCCAGGAGTTATCCGCGCCGTATAGGTTTTTTCGTTATCGACCGGCATCTGGATAAGCAGCTCACGGTAATTCGTGCCACCGGGGAGAGTGTATTGGGAGAATTTAGTACCGCCACTTCCTTCCGCACTTTCATTTGAGAAAGTACCAGAATTCTCGATGGCCTCCTGTTCAGTTAGTCCTTCGCCACGGGTATCATGGAATTCATCTAAAACCACCCATCCTTCGTCATTTTCTTCTGTGTACCAACCATCAGGCAACGCTGATGAGCTAAGAGTTGTTTCACGAATATTCACCTGATTTGCAGCCAGATAATCAGCGATTTCCTGCTTCGTAACGGTCTTTTTTTCAGCCAAGAAGTCGTCCAGGCCTGTCCATGCGATTTCTTCTTCTTTGACGCCTTGCGTGTTGCGAATGATCGCAAGCATCTGTTCTCCGGAACCCTTCGCCTGTTTCAGGCTATCAACGGTTTTTACCAACGCGGATTTAAGCGGAGCAGCGGAATACAGCGCCACGCCTTTGTCAGTTTCTTTGTTCTCGATAGTTGCAAACAGCTTGTCGAAAGCAGGGCCAATTGTTTCCATGTCCTTCGTGGTCGGATATTGGAAGTCGTCGCTGACATTACCTTCTTTATCGGTGAAAGCTTTCTCAGGCACGATGTTCGATAGATAGTCGTTTGAATATCCGCGCTCTTTGGCTTTATCGATCAGGTATTTTTCAAACGAACGGGCCGACATCTCGATATCGGTGGACCAGTAATCCTTGCCGCGTGTTTTGTCGGCTTCCTTGGCTCTCTTAACCATAGTTGATCCTTTGATGGCCTTCATAACGCCAGCGAAAGCTTCAACCACTTCTGGACGAATTGTAGGCTCAGCAATCGTGCCGTCTTTATTCTTTTCTTTCTGACGCGGAGCAGCTGTCAAATAATCCGGACCTTCACGACGCTTACCGAAGTTATGATCCATTGCATGCCACCACTCATGGCCGAGAGATCCTGCACCGTTCATTTTGGTAAGATTGATAACGACATGACCGCGCTCATAGTGAGCAGCTGCCGGATTTACCCCACCAGATCCCCGCGCACCAAACGCAAGGCCCAGAGTACCTTCAAGAGAAACAGCCCGTGGTGGAATTCCAAGAACGGTCGCCATATCACGCAAAGCATCAAAGGCGTTATTAAGATCTTTGACACGACGTTTTTGCTCAACGTAGTTACCAAACTGAACGCCACGGAATCCGAATTCTTTGGCAAACATTTCAGGAGTGACATCTTCGCCCTGACGGTAATCCTCACCAACGCGAGGATCGTTTATGCTTCGGCGCTCTGGCGGCAGGTTCTTCTTATCTTCAAGACGCTTTACCAGATCGTCGTAATTTTCACTGAGATATTCACGCGCTTCACGTCCAGTCTTAAAGCCTTTTTGCAAATCGACATATTTGCCAGCTGCAATCTTTTTACCAACGACGATATCGCCGGTTGATGTGACGCGATAAATGTCGAACTTTACAAGCTTGGCTTTTGGACCTTCATCAGCTGATAGCTTATCACGCAGAGCTTTTAAAGCATCCTCATACGTTTCGTATCTGTCGCCGTATCTGTTGCCTTTGGTCACGAACCACTGGCGACGGTCGATTTTTACGCCGTTCTCGTATGCTCCATCAGAAGGATGGATTGAGTATTCTTTTGCTTTTGTGAAAGCCGGATATCCCAGATCCACGTAAAGCTGAATTTTATCAGGCATGTCACGCAAGATGCGGCTTCTGGATTCACCGAATTTTTGAGTTAGATCGCTGAATTTAAGAGTGCCGGTCAGCAAAGAGTTGGCCATTAAGCGTGTCGATTTAACTGCGGCAGCCCAATCTTTCAGCTTGTATGATACGCGAGGCTTCGCAGGGATGAGATCACGCATGGCTTTGATCGCAGCAAGCGCCGGGATCTCAACGCCGTTCTCAATCAGGTTCTCGTAATTTGGCTCTGGGAAATGTTTAGCCAGGGTAATCTGTGCCAGATCTTCTGGAAGCTCTTCCTTCAAAGTGTCCTTGTAGCCAGTCCATAGATCTTTTTTCGCGCCTTGGATCTTCTCACCAAAATCGGCAACCTTGTCGGCAGCCGGTTCTTCTTGGGTTTTTGGCTTTTCAGCTGCGGGTTTTTTCGGCGCAGCTGGTTTTTTGTGGGCATCTAAAGTTTCCTGCCAGATCTTGAGAGATTTCTCAGGTTCGTTTGAAGTTGCCGCGTCTTGCGGAAAATTCGCGCCATATTCTGATTTTAAAGTCTTAGCGAGGTAAGCGTAATCCTCATCTGAAAGCTCATTGGCAAATTTGCGAAGTGCGTTTCGTCCATCGACAAGCTTTTGAATTTGCGGAGATCGGTTCTCTGCATCATCAGGTATAAGGTCAAAGCTCCGGCGCTCCGGCGCAGAATTGTCCGGACTATCCGGATTGTCTGTACTTTTAACTTCTTCTGAAACTGGTGAGCTATTAGCAGCTTCCGGCTCAAAACTAGATGCTTTTTCGGCTGGCATATTTGGAATGAACGGGGCTTCCTGCCCTTTTGCCATGCGTTCAGTTACGGCTTTAGCGTACTTCCATATCTCTGAGCGACCACCTTTTAAGCCGCTTATTTTGTAACCTCGGCCCGTTTCATTCACTAAAACATAATTTGTTGTTGCTCCGTTTTTCTGGCTAACGACGCGGTTGTAGCCTTCTGCAATAAGCCCATCTATCCATGCCTTGACGTTGCTGCCACCATCTGTCGGCATTTTAGAAAGGATATTTCCCCACCAAAGCTCGTCGCGCTCCTGCTTCTTTGTATCTGCCGCATCAGCCTTATCAGCGTCCATTTTGGCTCTCTGATCGGTCGTGATGCCAGCAAAGGTATCAATCGCCTCATTAGTGGCCTTGACAGTTTTGGGAAGCTTGATGCCCGTTAATTCGGCGAAGTATGCGCGTGATTGTTTGTTATCCAGATTAGATAGGATGCCGCGCAAACCATTGGCGTTTTTGGCTTCAACGTAGTCCTTGACCATTTGTTTGGTCTTGGACAGTGTGTTTTCCTGTGGATTATTTTCAGTTTCTTGGGAACTTTCTGGCTTATACTGTGATGTTTCTGCAACAGGCTGTGGCTGATCGGCCACAGTTGGGGCTGAATTATCCACATTTTCAGGCGTTTCACGGGAAGCAACTTCGGTTTCCTGTGGTTTTTCAGCAACTTCATCCGGGATAACTTTATCCTCATCCTGTTGATAGGAGCTCAGATCAGAATTATTCTCAGGTTCTATTTGACTTTCTTCACGGGCGCGGTCGTCAATTTTCTTATCCATTTTATCAGCCAAAGCTTTAAGTTTCTTGGCAGAATCAATGAAAGCCTTCCCGGCGTTTTCAGAAGTGGCGGTTTTGAAAGCAAAGGCGTCTTTATCGAGCCATGCAAAGTATCTTTTTGCCAAAACATCGGCCTGTCTCTTCAATGCAGGATCGATTTCGACGTCAAGCTGGGCCGCATCATCCACAATTGACAGCGCCATATTGATCGAAGCGGCAATTTCATCCTGATTTTTGGTCGCCAGCATGAAGGCGCGTTCCTGCGCATCCTTAAAATTGGAAAAATATGGGTTCTGGAGCGAGGCTTCCTGATCGACGCTTGGTTTATCGTCTTGGGTCTGAACCGCGTTCTGTGGCTCAGTTTCCCCGGTAAGAGCCGCCTTCTGCGGTTCTGCTTCGCTTGGGATATCTTTTTTAGGAGCTTCCGGCTTTTTATAAACCAGAGGCTTCTTGGTCTGGTCGCCTTTCAGCCAGTCTTTGAATTCCTGAACGGTCATTACCGTGACGCCACCATGGCGCTCACCGCCACGACCATCGGAAAAGGCACCGGAATAGGCGTCGACCGCTTCCTGAATGGAATTAAAGCCAATCATAGCTTTGTGTTCGTCAAAATCCTGGGTATCGGCATGCACCTGGTCGACCACGTAAACTTCCGGCGCGTCTATATTACTTCCGATATAAACGTCCATATTCTCATTATCAGCGCCGACAGTGCGCTTCACATAGCCGTAATGGGCTGGCATGGCCACTTCCCATGCGTTTCCGTCCTTATCCTTGCCGGATCGCATGCTTCCTTGCGGGTTTTCAATGGCAATATCCATGCCGTTGATCTTTACATGGCCTTTTTTGTAGTTTCCGGCCTCTTTTTGACCGTCAGTAGGCGCTGTATTGACCTGACCGGCTGCATCTTGCACATCTATCGCTCCAGTAAAGTTGTTTTCCGGGAAACGAGCTTTGATTTCAGCTGCGGCCAATTCGCGCTTTTGACGGTTTTTGCCACGGTAAATCTCGACCAGCTGATCTTCCGTCATGGTCGGCAGCTGCTCTTTGAATGTCGGAGGCTTTGCTACAGGCTGAACAACCTCTGTAACAGGCAATTGGGCGCTCTGTAACAGGTCTATTTGACCTTGCAGGTTATCGCGCATGGCCAGAGAATTCTTATCCCAACCCTTAAATTTAGCCCCAGCCTTAACTGTTTCTAATCTTTTTTGTAATTCAGGGAGCGAAAGTGGCTGCTCCTGCATTGGTGGTGTCTGGGCCGCTGTTTGCGGCGGTGGCCCAGCAGCCATTTCCATTTGCACCGGAGCGGTAGGCGAGATCGGTTTTTCCCCATTTAAGGCAGCTTCCAGATCACTTCTGGTCGGTCCAGTCGGAGCAGATTTCGCCCTGATTTCGATTGGACCTTCACTGTCAAAAATGGTACCCACATTTCCGTCACGGTCTTTGATTGTGATAGATATCCCGTCAGCGGTATTTTGAACACCCTGAACGGTACCTTCGACCACTTCACCGAACCGATTAACTTGCTCAACGGTCTGACCGTAAGCGAATCCCTGTGGGGTAGGCGCAACTATTGGAGTAGCCGCGTCAGGGGTGATAATCGGAGAGGGCGTCTGTGCAGCATTGGATTGAGGGCTTGAAGTTTGAAGAGGTGCCTCCGGGTTCTGCATGGCAGCCGCGAGATCATCACGGGTAGGAACTTTGACCTCCGGAGCTGTAGCTACCGGAGGGATGGCATCAGCTGTTTGCACAGCTTCCGCATTATCTTGTGAGGTTTGGCCATTGGCCGGAGGTTGCGCTGATCCTTGGATCTGATTACGAACCATAAGACCTACGCCAGTTTCAGCTATAGCTTGTGGAGCAGACAAAAGCCCTTCAAGCGCAATGTCTGTTGTGTTTATCTTGCTGGTATCGCCTTTGTAAGCTGCGAGCTGTCCTGCGCCTTCACTGGCAGATTCACCAACCATTTGAAGGCCGGTATCTTTTGCTCCAGCAACAACCCTGCTTGGAAAGCTTGTTCCAGCCGACTTGAATAATTTGGAACCTGCAAAAATATTCCATAGAGAATCGACGGCAGCTGTCGTGATACCTTTACGTTCAGCTTCTCCACGAATTTCGTCCATCATGGCTCTATCGCTATAAGCCGCAATACGACCTTCTCGCGTCGATATATCTACGCCTCTTTCTTGCAAGGCCTGATCAACCCATGCGCCGACTTCGACTGGAACCTGACCGGCAAATCCACCAGCAACGGCGCCAGTGACAGCTCCGATTGGAGCCATAACAGGAGCAGCTGGGCCAGTAGCGGCACCGGCAGCGGCACCGGTCGCGGCACCGCCAGCTGCGGCCATCATGCCGGGAGCTGAATAAGGAAGGTTTTCAATGGAAAGGTGAGCAGCTGCGCGTGGATTTGTAATGACGTTTTTGGCTGCGTCAAGAAATCCGTCCGAGCTTTGAATTGTTTCCATGTCACGCTGCAAAGATTCTGAGCGCGAGGATCTGGCCATATCGGCAGCTTGGCGATTGGAAGTGATAAAATCGGCAGCTTCTACAGGGTCCATCTGCCCATAAAGCATAGCAGCTGAAACCGCTGCGTTTCCGAGTTCTCTAGTTCCCGCATCGAGATCATCTTTGACATTTAGAACTTCATCTTTAATGCCGCCCATAAATCCGGGCGAAGAAGGCCTTGCGTTCTCATAAGTTGGCTGTGCGTTTACGAGATTTTCTGACGGAAAGAGGATCGCAGACAGCTCATCTTGTGGCTGGGCCACGGCTGGCGCGGCTGCGGTCTTTGGTTTTGTAGGCGCTTCTCCGAAGAGAATTAATTCTAAATCATCTGCGGGTGTCATATTCAGCCATGTTCTAAAATGTTAAGGGTAGGAAATTGGAACTTGCGGCCCCATTTGCGTTGCAGATTGAATCAAAGCGTCTGCCTGTTCCGCATTATACCCGCTTGCGACAAGTTTGGCTTTGATTTTTTCTGGCTGGTACCCTGCGTCCATGGCTTTTCTCACAACTTCCTTCGGTACCGGCTGAGAAGCAGCTGGCGCGGCGGGTGCTGGGGAATTAACTATTGGATTTTGTGGCGTTGCGGCTGGAGCTGACGGAGCAGCTGCGGTCGGTGATGCAACCGGAGCCGGAGATCCTACTAGTCCAGGAGAAGGCACTTGCGGAGCGCCTTGCGTTTGATTGTTCTGTTCGTAAAGCTGCTTTGCAAGAGCTACGGCATCTGTCGCAGTTTTATTCGGATCGTCAGCCATACCGCCAACACCTGCATTATAAGCTTTCATGCCGATGTCTGTGTAATCCGGCTGCTTTGGTGAACCTGAGTAAACAGGCGTCGCAGCTTTTCCATCAGGAGAAACAGAAACCAAAGTTCCATTTACTTCCATTATTCTTGGCTTATCGGCTTCACCCGGAGGCCTGTGTTTCATCTTCCATGATTCAAGCGCAATTTGTTTTTGCAGCTGACGATCTTCTGGATTTACAGCTGCTCCGGCTGCTTGCTGTGCAGCAGTAAGGCGAGTATTGAAATCACCTTGAGGATTAGAAACCCAAGCTTGCGTGAATTTCTGGGCTTGTTCTGGGCTGTCACCGTAAATTTTACCGGCAAGCGTCAATCCCTTTGCAAAATCAGCGTTTGAGTAAACCTGATCCGGCACCTGCAATCCTTTTTGCTGTGCATAAAAACGCGCTTCGTCAACATGTCCATCACCGGCAAATTCAAAAACCCGAAGCATGTCTGCATCGGCTTGTTTCTCAGATGCCATTCTGGTTGCGTCCAGCTGCTCTGTTCTTTGATTATATGCTTCTGCTGTAGGGTTGGCTCCAGCTGCAAGCGTGTTTACGAGACTAGATGATACTGCGTCCATTATGCTTGCTCCTTCGGTGCTGTATAAGATGATTCACGTTTTTTTGACATCTCATCTTTCAGGCTGCCAGCGATAAGTGCGCCGATATCCCCAATTGCTTTACCTTGGATATTCGCCTGACCGAGATCGGAAGCGGCATTTATATTACCTGCGTTCATCAAGTTCTGTGATGCAACGGTACCAGATTGTGTATTCAATCCGGCAATCGTGTTACCGGAATTGAAATATTGGTTTGAAAGATTTGCTGCTGCATTGTCAGAGGTAGCGCGGTTCTTATCAAGATAAGTATTCCGCATATCACCTTCGACTTTTTTAACAGTTTCAGCTGTAGCTCTCGCAGATCCACGAACACTACCGCCTTGCAATGAATCAAGTGTAGTGCGTCGTGCATCTCCAAGAGCTGTAAGCTGCGCTGGCGTCAGCTGCTCACCACGGCCAACAATGTTTTGCATGGCAATCAGTCCAGGCGAAGCGGCAGCCTGTTGAGACTTTATGATCTCTTCTGCACGTTTTAGGCTCTCTGTCTGTGCAGCGGCAGCGGCTTGGCTTGCAGCTGTCGTTGTTTTCGCAGCTGATTTCGTCGCATCAGATGAGAGTTGTGCGCCATAAAGTGTTGCTCCACCACTGATAACAGTGGGAAGCAATTTCGGAATAAAGTCCCAGAATCCAGCCATGATTTACCTACCTTTAGCCTATCAAGCCTTGAGATACTCGCGGATCTGTTGGCATTTGTTGAGGAGCTGCGCCTTGTGGTGCTGCCATTTGAGGCTGCGGCTGTCCTTGAGGAGGCCCTGCCATTTGCGGAGCGCCACCTTGTTGCATGCCGCCACCTTTTGCTTGAATGATCTCATCGATCAAAGGTGTCAGTTCCGGGAACAGTTTTACCATGACCGGCGCAGTTTCAGGAGTGATCGCAGCTGTAAAAGCTTGTGCTTCCGGTGGTGCCAGCTCATTGATACGTTTCCAGAGAGTAATGACCATTACTTTCTGCATATCTTCTGGAGATACGTCTGGCATTTCGCCACTGATATCATCAATGCCGTCGCCGTTTACGTCTTGGCCACCTTCATTATTTTGAGAAGGCTCACCGTCTTGGCCTCCGCCTTCAAAGTTTCCGTTTTCTTCTTCGCCTTGCGGGTTTGTTAGAGGATTCATATTTCAGCCCTTTCGATTAACTATAAAATGTTGCGTATTTATCGCCTGTACGTCTTAGATTACCGTTTTGCGCGGCGACGGTTGGAGCGGCAGTAAGGTTTTTAGAAGCGTAATATCCATCGATAGCAGAGCCAAAGCTTCCGATATCGCTGGCTGATCCGAGAGCGTTATCCCAGAACGAATTGAAATCAGCATCATCACCCAGACTATAAGCGTTTCTATCTTTGAGTACAGATAGCGCGACAGATCCGGCATCACCGCCCTTGCCTGAAACTGATGTGTTTCCGTAGGTGGATTTAACGTCTTTTTTGCCAAGGTTGGTTTCAGATTTGAAACTGCTTTTGAATTTCAGACCTGTATTTTCAGCAAAAGAATTCAAAATTCCAGTGATGGAGTTGCCGTATGACGTAGCGGATTTATTATCAAGGCCTTTGTTGCTGACTTGGCTTGTTGAAAGCTTACCAGACTCATCAGGAGTAATGTATGCAGCCAAAGTAGATCTAGGCATTCCGCCACCAAAAGCTCCGCCAATGAATTTTCCGATTGTAGATCCAATGAAACTGCCGACCGCTGTACCGGCTGGGCCGAAAGTCGATCCGAGTGTTGCTCCGGCATATGCTCCTACACCCTGGAATGCAGCATCTTTAACTGAGCCTCCAGTTAAAAGGGTTGCAGCTGCGGTACCGATACCAGCTCCAATATTTGAGGCGCTTCCGATAGCTCCTGTATTTCCAGCTTTAGAAACGGCAGCCTGTGAAGCTGGGCCATAAGAGCTTCCCATGCCCGATAATGCTGCGTTTGTGGCAGTTGTTGATGCACCCGAACCAAGAAGCCCGGAACTTACACGGCCATAAATATCAGATCCCAAATTCTTGAAAACTTCGCTGCCGGTCGCGCCAGCAGCTACGTTGCCGCCGATTGTGCCGCCTATAGATGAAGCTGCGAAAGGAACGGCTGTAGAAATACCTGCATTTGTAACGTTTTCAGAAGCAGATAATGGAGCCGTTGGTTTTGGATCAGTGTTTATATTGCCAAGCTCAACGCCCTTATTTGAAAAATCGGTAGCATCAGAACCAACGCTTGTAGTCTGCTGAGATGGCGTATTCGCGTTATTATTTGATTGGTTTTCAACGACCGAAGAAGATACGTTTCCTTGCGCATCAACACCGCCACCTGCAAAGTTTGCATAGCGAGAACCGCGATAGCTGTTTCCATTTATGCTGTAGAAATCATCTTCTGCCATTTTAGGTGATCCTTGCTAGGTGCCATTCGAATGTGATGGAATTCCCCGGAGCGGGGGCATCCTTTATTGTAAATGAAAAGTTCCCTGTTGCGTAGGTTTTTCCTGTAATTATATACGCATCAGATACAGGTACCCCTGTTATGGATTTTGCCTGAATATTTACCGTGTAATTGGTGTTTGGTTGCGTGGTACCGAAGTTTACGGTCGCGCCGGTCGAAGCATCAGATACAGTGACGGTACCAGATACGTTACGCGCCACAATAGCTTCAAGAGCATCTGCATCCTTTTGAGCGTTGGTGGCAATTGTATATGCCTGATTGGCTGTTGTCTGGGCTTGTGCGACCGTGGAAGTCTGCGGGTTCGGCAAATCCGTAGCGGTGATATCGCCATTATCTTGAATTTGTCCGTTTATGTAATTAACGGCTTGCTGAATGATCTGATAACAGCGAAACATCCAGTCAACTATTAACGGGATATCTTGCTGGATATTGCCTGTTGTGCGCGGAGGCGATTCCAGCTGACGCGGAATGGGTGCTTTCGCTGTGGTTGTTACTACTTCATCGGCCATCAGCGCAAAATCCTATCAATATTGAGTTGAAGGCGACGCATTTCAAACGGGAAAGCGTCTGTCATTGCCCATTCAAACTGCCAGGTATCGGCAAGGCCTTGTGCGCCAAACTCGATCACGAATTCCTGCGGTCCTGTTTTGCCCAGTTCACGCATCTGGATATTACCAAATCCTCTGTTGTCGGGATTGGACCTGAACATAATTTTTGGGTTTACATCATAGGTACCCACTCCACGCTTGAGTGTCATACGGACGCCATTGACGCGCATCGGGCCTAGAGTGTCATAGTGAGCTGTCTTGATGTAAACGCGCTGAACTTCTCCGTCATTATCGTATGAAGTATCGACCAGCTCATATATTTTTCCATTACCCCCGACAAAAGTTCTGCCCCATATTTTAAATATCGAGCATCCCGGCCAGAGTGTCGGAACGCCGTTTTCTTTATCCCATCCGAAGATCTCGAACCATTTTCCCTGCCTGATATCAAGAACGGCTGTAAAGCCGATAGATCCGTAACTGTTTGTCGCTTCCGGCGCTTGAAGGATGATGAACTTCTGGCCCTTGATATTGACCGGAGCAGCCCACGCTCTCTCTTTATTATCAAGGCCGGAAAAGTTGAATTTATTCTCCAGATCTTTCTGGATATCATCTGAAACTGATTGAGATGTCTGACCTGACAAGCGCACAAATTCAAACCTGTCGTTAAGTCCCCATGCCGCGTTGTCGGTAAAGCATAATGTCTCTGGCTCACTGATACCATCAGCCACGCTCCAGCGACGAAAGAACGGAACATCACCGCCGACATATCTTTCGTATTGCTCGATACTTTCTTCGCCGCTTAACAGGATCTCATTGAAAGGCGTAATAAGCATTGAGTTGATATCGTCAGGCTGTCCATCAACGCCGAATGTATCAAGGGCTGGCCATGACTGATATTTATTAGCTTCACAGTGTTGGAAGCGGCCACTGTCTTTTTCAACAGCAAGAACGTAACCGTCAATGAATCCAACCCATCTTGATAATGGGGCGTCATTGCTCAAGATCTCGTTTTTCTCGCCATCGAACTTGATGATCTGCGCTCCGGCAGCCATCATCAATCCATCTCTGGTACGTGCGAATGAAGCTTTATATCCACCAAGAACGGGAGCGCCTTCTATCTTTGTTTTTGCGCCACGGTTATTTAATCGGTGAGTTACACCATCAGTCCCAACAGCTATCATGTCGGTT